ATGGCGGATGGAAGAACTGGAAGGCGCGTAAAAAATAACCGGACAAGCAGTCGCGCATACATGGGAAAATCGCTCGACAAGTTGTTCGCGTTGTTTTACGAGGCTAAAGTATCAGAGGGCAGGTCTGACCGAACGGTTGAGACATATGAGGAGAACTATAAGTTTTTTTGTGATTACCTTGACTCGAATAGTGTACGACGTGATGCGGATTTTATCACTCCGGAGGTGATACGCGGATATATTACCTGGATGTTAAAATACAAGAAGAAGTGGGACGGGCACAAAAATAAAGCAGAGCATAATATGACCGTCGGGCTCTCTCCTGTCACTGTCAATACTCGACTTAAACCTTTAAGAACAATGTTTAAGTTCTTACTAGATGAAGGAAGAATTGACGTAAACCCATTTGAGTTAGTAAAAAAGGTAAAGGAACCTGAAGTTGAGATCAAGGTTATGAGTATCGAACAACTGAAGAACTTACTAAAAGCACCTAATCAAAGAACTTATGCGGGATTCCGAGACTACGTGATGATGAATGTTTTAATAGACAGCTTTATGAGAATTGGAGAGGTTCTTTCTTTAAAAGCCAGTGATATTGATTTTGCAGGGGAAACGTTGACACTAAACGCTAGTATTACAAAAAGCAGAAGGACGAGAGTTGTGCCCTTACAAAATCGCACAATTAAATTGATAAACGAACTAATAGAAGAGTGCCAAGAGTTTCAATCTGATTACCTATTCTTAACTAACTATGGCGAGCCTTTAACTGACGATCAGTTTCGAGGTAGATTGAAAGAACACGCGAGGAAAGCGGGATTAAACATCAGGATTTACCCACACTTATTTAGGCATACTGCTGCGACTATGTTTTTAGAAGGTGGGGGAGACGTTAGACATCTGCAATTAATCCTAGGGCATCGGGATTTAGCGATGATTGAGAGGTACACTCACCTATCAAAAAAATCGATTAAAACTCAACATGATCTATATTCACCTATGAACCAATTGATTGATAAACACAATAAACCTCGTACGATAATGCGCTAGCCCCTCGGGGCTGGCTTTTTTAGTTGGATTATACTGGGAAATCTAGTAAGATTAACGTATATTGAATCTGTTAAAATCTGGAGGGGTTTGAATGAAGAGGTTTGCTTATGCAATAATAATTGCGCTTTTACTAGCCGGATGCAGTTCGGAACAAACGAGTAAGTCTTTGAGTGCAGAGGAGCAACTCGCACTCCAATACGTAGAGCAATTTCAGAATGGTAAGGACGTAGAGGTTAAAAAGAAATTCGTTGAGGAACACATCTATACTGACGCCAAGCCGATTTTCTCGTTAGCCGCGAGCACTCCATCCAAAGACAGCGCAGCCCTTAACGATACATCTATAGTTGGATCGGTAGATTACGAAAAAGATGGTGTAAAAGGTAAGTCCGTATTAGTCCGCGGTAAAAAGAGCAATGGCGAGGAAGTTGAAGAAATATTTCTGTTCGTAGATGGCAAGCTTGCGTGGGGGTATACAGAGGCAGACAATAAAGCCGCTTTTGATAACCTTCGTGCAAAATTTAAATAATGCAATTCTAGGTGTACGATTTACAAATTACTCTTTAAATACATAAACGATGGAGCCTGTCGAGAGACGGGCTTTATTTTTTTGGTCAAAAGTAAAAAAAAAATTTAAGGTTTATGTCCCAATTTTGACTACCTCATACCCCTATTAAGAGTAAAGGGACAAAAATTTTTCTCCTAAAAGTGTGCGAACTCATCCTCGCGTACGTATAGACAAGTGTAGGCATCAGTTGGAGGTGAATATCTGAGTGGCAAACGTATACATCCGAGAGGGCACGCTACGATCCGGCTTTAGTCTCGTTTACCACGACATATGGGACGTATACCATCCGTACATTGGCGACAAGGCAACGCTTTACTATCTGTTCCTCTTACGTTTCCGCAATAACGACGAGTCATCGTTTAACCACGGCAAGTCATGGAGAGGGCGCAAGGGCATCGTTGAAAAGTTCCAGATGAGCTACTCGACGCTCCCGTTATTGGACGGGATACTCAGCGCGATCGGACTGGTGGACATCGAGACACGTCCGAGTCCGAACGGAGCAGACAAGATATACTACACCGTTCATGACCCGTTGACTGAGGCTGAGTTTGCGGGAAGGTTGCCGGGATTCATCGAAAGGCTCCGAGAGATGGTAGCGGCGAAGCCCGAGGTAAAGAAACTACTCGGTAAGGAGAAAGGGAGGGAGGTATCTACACACCAGTAGAAACATACTACGCTAGCGTAGAGACATACTACTCACGCGTAGATGAAAAAGAATTATTAAAAAGAATGTTTTTAAAGAATAAAAGATAGCGCATCAATCAGTCACTACGTTCCTTCTATCGCGCGGTCAACAGTGTAATGAACGATATTAGATAAAAGACTATGACGCGGCAGAGAATATAAGAGCAGATATGAGGGCGCGAAGTAGTCTATTCGAAGAAGAAAGGGTGAGGATAGTGATTGTGCAAGCCAAACAGGATTCCGCGCTCTCCGACGATTTGGGTGTTATTACGGCCGAGATTAACGCCTACAAGAGAGTTGCAGGCGAGGCAGTATTCGAGATCGGACGAAGAATCAAGAAAGTTCATAATGAAAGACTCGCCGAAAGACATGGTGGCTGGACAGCATGGTTGCGCGAAATCGAGATGTCTACATCGCAAGCTGACCGGTTTATGAGGGTATACGAAGAGTTAGCGGATGGAAAGTTCCCGACGTCGGGAAGTATTGCGCTAGGAAAGCTTTACGAAATCGCCACACTCCCGCCAGAAGACCGTGAACGCCCGCACACAATCCCGTCCACAGGCGCGATCAAGTCCGTAGATGAAATGACCGTCCGTGAGCTCCGCGAAGTCAAACGGGCTCTCAAAGCTGAAAGGGAATCGCGTGAGCTAGCGGAACGCCAACGAGATGAGGCGCTAGAATCAGCGCAAGCTCTACGAGATACAATCGAGTCCATTAGCGCCAGTTCAATTTGCACGGGTAGAGGAGACATGGAGCGTCAGATTGAATCTGCGACGTCCATTTCCGAACTATACGTAGAGATTGAGCATCTACTAAAAACAAAGCTCGCGCCAATAAAGTATTCTCGCGCCATCCTTGAGCGAAAAGACAGCGAAGTAGTTTGCGAAAATCTACGCGGAATAATCAATACGGTACAAGAGTGGTGTGACGATATTTCTGTCTATTTACCGAGGCCGGATCGAAAAATAATAGAAGCGGAGGTTATTTACTATGAGTAACTTGCTATCTTTTGATATATCTAATTTACAAGAATTAACATCAGACCAACTACAAAATATCGCAATGATGGCATTACAGGCACAAGTCACAAAAATACAGGATGTTATAGAAGAGACAAAAGATGAGTCAAGAAAAACTAGAAAAGAAGTGCAGATAATAAAAGAGCAAGTGAACGACATGCGGGACACAAGTCAACGAACTTTAGAAGTTGCAGTGAATAGTCTACGAGTTAAAGAACCTAGAGAAGGATGGATTGGACTCAACGCGTTTGGTAAGTGTTTCGCAGTAACAATTAGTGGGACCCGCATGGGTAGATTATTCCGCGTGATAGGGCTCGCATTGAGTAGTACCGACAGAACCACGCCGTATAAACAGTATTTAAGTCCTGAGAAATACGTTGTAAACAGACCAACTGATCACGGTCCAAATTACAAATGGAACTATAAACGCTGTTTACACAAACTTGATACATGGCTCCAAGACCACGATCTTTTTGAGGAGTTCTATTCAATCTGTGATGAGAGGGAGATGGAAAACTTTATCGATGAACTACACGACAGAAAGGTGAAATCTAAACGTGTAAATTAGGGGGTTACTAACATGCGTATACTCGCCGGAACGTGGCGCCGGTTATCTCCCGCCACAAAGTTACGATTACTTAACGCGTGGTCACGTAAATAAATCGAAAGTGAGGCGTTTCCACATGATAACTTGCAATGACGACTGTACGACTATATGCGATTTCTGCGTGTACTTTCAGGATAGCCACATGCTTTCGGAAGAGTGCGACGGCATTTGCTCCCGAACTGACAGTGAGACATATGCAACGAGTACCTGCGAAAGTTTCCATTGTATCCGCGTAAAAGTCACGTAAATAAAACGAATATGGAGGTCATATGATGCGTAAACACTTCGTCAATCTAACGAATGGAATCGAGGCTATTCCAGCCATTCCGGGCGAGTATTCATTTATCCGTATTCAGTCGACGGCTTGTGAACAGAAACGGTGGGACTTCCTTCTTCAAGACATCGACTATACGTTTCTAATGGCGCTGGCCCTCGGACATACGTGCGTTGTTTACGATTACGGCGCGAGGAAGAACGTCCCCCGTGCGGTTTACCAAGGCTTAGAGTTCATATACTTCGCGTTGAACCGTAAGTGGCTCGGAAAAGATATCATACCCGTAGTTCACGGCAATAACGTCTATCAATATTTCGATGAATGCTACCGGAAGCTCACCGATCGGTCACTGAAAAAACTAGATTATTTCCGGAAGTTTCTACTTACGGATGAGATTCGGCTTGAGATTAAAACAGCGTCGACCGAACATGACGGTGATTACCGATGGTACCGCGACCTACTTACGGAGGTCTCGTAGCGCAATAGACGATGAACCACGGCAAATTGCCGTACATGTAATTCCGGAAAGCCTAACGTATAGTGTCCGGCTCTCCGTTCGAGCTTGTACGGGATCATGGCGGAATTTAGTGCCGGGAGAATTAGCGATATGTCTTCGTGGGGAATGACGTAACAAAACGAAATATTCAATATAGTCCACACTCCTTTACTGCGAATTATAGCGGGTAGGGTTGAGACAAAAATAATTAGTCGGAGGCGGTATGAATGGTAGATTGGCACTTTATGCGGACACAGAATGGGATAAACGCAGCAAACGCAAAAAGTTTGCGTGAAGACGGAGTGACTACCGTTCCAATTGACGTGCTGATAGCGGCGCTGGTTGCATGCTACAGAACGGCACAGCAGGCGGAAAAAGAGGTCTCAGAGTTACGTGAACGACTGATGCGTGAAGAGATGAGGTCGAATCTATTCGCGATGTACGGAGGTGTTCAATAATGGACGATTTCCGAAATGAGGTTTGCATAATCGACGACAAGATCGTTAAAAAGTGCGTTGGACAAGATTTTTACCTAGGGAAACTTTACTTCGAACTAGACGCGGATAAAGCGGAGTTGGATTGCGAAATGTACGAGACTCCGACTTTCGAGATAGATGCGTGGAGAGCTCGTATTCTTACTGCGGAAGAAATCGCGAACTTAGCGTTGTACGGTAGTTTGGACGGGAAAGGGGATTGACTATGCGAGAGATAAAGGTTCGAGGTTGGGACGGAATGAAAATGTATTATTTCGATCTAGCGACATACATGGCATTTAACGAAGAAGCACAAGAAGACTTGTGTCCTTTCTCAGCTAGTCAAAATTTCATGCTGCATACCGGACTAAGCGACAAGAACGGCATGGAGATTTATGAAGGGGATATCGTTTGGGTTCTAATTGAACGGTACAGCGACCCTAAGAAACCAATCCTCGGGAAAGTTGTTCGCGACAGGTGTTTCTGGTATGTCCATGATCTGAATGATATTAAACATGATATTTGGCCAAAAGACCAGTTTGCAGTAATTGGCAATATCTACGAAAATCCAGAGTTAACGGAGGAGGCGTCCTAATGACCAGCGATAAAATTGCGGCTTATCTCGAACAATTAGCGTCACAACTCGGAACGGCCAGCGGACACGTTTTCGAACTATTAGTTCAACAACAAATTACAGTAGGTATTGTGAAAATAGCGGTCTTGGTGCTGGGACTGATCTTGGCGTGGTTCGGGTGGTGGAGTGCGAAGAAAAGACGAATTGAAATTGAGGAATATAATGAGGGGGCTCACCTATGGTTGCGCAAGAACCCTACCGATGAGACCTATTGGGCTGTTCAATGGCTTTCGCTAGTTGTCGCCCTTGTAGGAGGCCTCGTAGGTATCCACGGGATACTGAACGTACTTAACCCGGAGTATTACGCGATCCTTGAAATTATCGACGCTATTGGAGGAATCGGAAGATGACTATAGTATGCGGAAGACCCTACGTTTTATTTGACCCCGAACAGACTGCGACAATCAAACGAGCTGAACGAAAAGATGACGCTATTGATCGCATCGTAAACGGATTGAACGAGGCACTTAAAGGCATCGAAGATTACGTAGAAGGCGTTGGACCTGACGGAGAACTGCACTTAGCTCTCAATAACGCGCTATGTGATTTGGAGTATTGGGCGGGTGTTATATATGACAACGGGGCGCTCTATTCACAAGACGATGACTATTCAATGATCGAATGGAAAGGGGATCGTGGTCTAATATGATGACACGTGAAGAAATCGAAGCGATACGTAAGCGAGCGGAGAAGGCAACTCCGGGACCATGGCGTAAGGAGTTATCGTACGGGCTCAATATTGCCTCGGACGAATCTATTGTACTTGACGATGAGGTGGGCGTGATTCGTTATCCTGACGCAGAGTTCATTGCCCATGCCCGCGAAGATATACCGAAGTTACTAGCGGAGATTGAACGATTGCAGACGAATTGGCAATGGTTGGAAGAGTACGTATACATCCGACGAGAGGAAGCCTTTGCGTTTTACGAGACGATGGCGGGAGAGGGTGCTCGTGATTTCTACGGCGGCGTGTTCAGCGCATTTACTAGCGTGCGAGACAAGATTCAAACACTAGATTGGGAGGGCGACGAATGCTAACCCGAATCAAACTAGCCTACCACGCTTTTCAATTAAAACGCGCGGTCAAACGGCAGATCGCCGCAGATAAGTCGTACACACGACACTTTTGCGAATGGCATGCGCTACGATTACGGAAAGGGAGCGATGGTTAGTGCCTGAGGTAGAGCGGTTTGCGCGGAAAATTATATGGCGAGGAATTAGATGTGCCGTCTTGCTCGCGGTTATTTTATGGTGCGCAAGCGGTGATCCTCTGAAAAAAGTAGAAATATACGGGCCTAAGCATGTGCAAACGAAACAAATTGATTCTGGCGAGTCAGATGTAGACGACTTTTCGGACTACATGTATAACCAATGGCTACCGCAAACAACGATGGTAATTCTATTTTAGGAGGCGATGTGTAAATGGAACGGAATCTACGCGAAGACTTAGAGATATGTTACGCGGCTACAAAGGGCCATTGGTCATGGTGTGGAGATAAATTTGGAGATCTCGTAGTTTATTCCCCGAAACTACGGGGATTTCACAACAACGGCGGGGAGATTGCCGAATTAGATTATGGAAGTCAAGAAGATGCTCGTTTCATTGCCGAGGCTCGTGACGGATGGCCTCATGCGATTGAACGTGCGCTGGATGCGGAGATGAAAATAGCGCAGATGGAACGAAGACTTCGCGCGGTTGAATCTACTGTAGGGCGTATGCTCGATTCCTACGGATATCAGGACTTTTGGGGTTTCGTGACTGAGTACGAGACAGAGGAGGTGTCCCTCGATGACAAAGCGTAAACTCCCGCCCGCGAAGGCTTGGCGCGAACGTGAAGTCTCGGACTGGAATACGACTACGTTTACCGAGTATCTACGTGACCGACACGCTGAACTCTATGGACTCCCTTACGTTCCCGCCCGTGGTTGGCGGTCCGAGCAAGGCATGATTAAACAGATGATCGACGAACACGGAACGGAAGTAGTCAAACGGTTTATTGACGGGTGCTTCCGCGAGTATAAGCCAACGCGACAGTACCCAACGTTGACCTTTACGTTTATGTATACGTATATGCGGGCGCGGGTACTGGCGACGGTATTGCGCGAGGAGAGACGAGCAACTGTGGCGGAGAATGTGTTGAGTACGGATGAGTTGGCGGAGTGGTTGTGACCTCAGTACATCTTATCGTCTTCGTCTGTGGGTAAAATTTCTCCATTCCACCCGCAATTGTCACATTCAACACCCCACCCATTGATCGCGGCTACGACTGTCTTTCCTTTTCTATCTTTACATTCGAAGCCTGTAAATTTTTTAAGATTAAAAGAAATATCAGGTATTGGACTTGCACAGTTAGGGCAGAAGATAGGTTTTGGCATTTTTGACACCTCATGTTTTTATTCAGTATAACACGTATGAAGTTATTGTAAGTAAATGTAATTCGGAGGTGAACGTCATTGAGCACGAACGCGCCACACTGCATTCTACGTGAACCCTGCCGTCACGCTGCCGACCCGACCGCCTGCACTCGCCTGTGCCCGTCCTTCATCGCGATGCACGGAGCCAGCGGAAAAGGGGGCCGAGTAGCCGCCGCCTGCATCCCGAGTGACTACGCCCATGTAACCGTCGAGACGGCACCGCCACGCGTCGATCAGCGCGGTATCTATACGAGTATCGAACGGTATATAACGACGTTTATACGCCAATTTAACGAGGTTTCAGAACCTTCTGAACGTATCAAGTCGCTGTACCTATTCTCGTATGAGCCCGGCACGGGCAAGACCACGACAGCCGCCGCAATTGCGAACGCGTACCTAACAACGCACTATATAGGTTCGATCCAACGAGGGCTCCAACCGTCACAGCGGCCGGTCTTCTTCCTCGACGTGAACGAGTGGCAGACGCTATTTAATCAGTTTAATAGACCGAAAGTACCCGACCACATTGCCGAACCAGCATCCGGTAAATACTATGAATGGATGAAGCACGCGACTAATGCACCCTTCGTTGTGCTGGATGATATTGGGGTACGGGACGCGACCGAGGCTTTCCGAGGCGATCTGCATACGATTATTAATCATCGGGTGACGAATCGGATGCCTACCGTTTATACCTCGAATATACCGATGGAGGAATTGGTTACTCTATACGATAAAAGACTAGCGGATCGCGTACGAGAACAATGCTTGCAGCTAGGGTTTAACGGCGATTCTAAGAGGGGGATACGAAAATGATTGCGAGATTATTCCGTATGAGGTCGCGTATGACCGGTGAGGAACGAGATTACTGCGCAGAGGCATTTATTGACTACGCGTTGTTAATAGAGTTCCGAAATGAGTTCGGAGAGCTATCGGACGAGAAGGCGGATCGGTTGTCGGAGAAATTATCAGAGTGGGGAAGACGTCTTTTATAAATATGTTTAATATACCTAAATAAAAATCTGTCAAGCATTTTGTTTAAAAAAATAATCTGAAATTAATCACAAATAATCACACTATATCACAAAAGTTAGTAATAGATCGCAAAGGAAATTACTTTTATTTACATCTGCTATCACTGAAAAAACGAGTGTACAAAAATATCGTGGTATAAAGAAAAGGAGCAACCGATCAAACTATTGCATGATAAAAGGAGGGAAGACGTATGGTCAATCTGAATCTTTTTAAACACGAAATCTTTGGAGAAGTAGAAGTGTTAATTTTAGACGGAAGGGAGTGGTTCGGAGCAACGAGTTCTGCTAAGTCTTTGGGGTACTCAAATCCTCAAAAAGCTGTCCGAGATCACTGCCGAGAAGAGGGGTGCACGATTCGTTCAGTCCCTACATCAGGTGGAGAACAAAAAATGAAATTCATAAATGAAGGCAACCTATACCGTCTCATAGCAAAGTCTAAATTGCCATCTTCTCAACGTTTTGAATATTGGATTTTTGATGAGATATTGCCTTCAATTCGTAAGTACGGTGCTTATATGACTGAGGGTACATTAGAAAAAGCCCTCACAAGCCCAGATTTTTTAATTCAACTAGCTACAAAATTGAAAGAAGAGCAAGAGGCCCGATCTCTTGCAGAAGAACAATTATCTATACAGAAACCAAAGGTACAGGCTCATGATCGATTCATAAACGCAGACAATTACCAACTTATTCGCGAATCAGGTAAATCATTAGGGATTGGCGAAAAGAAGTTATATGCATTCTTGCGAGGTATTAAGCTTCTAAATCACAAAAATGAGCCCTACCAGATGTATGTTAACGAGGGCTACTTCGTGGTAAAGCAGCGGACGTTCGGAAACAGCAGCCTATTTAACGTTCCCATTACTTATGTTACGGCTAAGGGGCTAGATTACATTGACAAACTTGTAGAAAGAAATGGCGGTGCTCGTCGTATAAACGGAATGACCTTAGCTCAAATCGGTCATTATTTTGGTAGTAACTCGGTAGACATTTCGTGACTAGCGGAGGTGAGCGGTTTTGGCATACGGTGAATCGTTTCTATCGAAAGTGATTGACACAAATGATACGGGAGCATTTCTTCGATACGACATTCGGGTCGATCATCTCCCCACGGAAGCCGAACGGAAGGCCTACCGGTTCATAAAGGACTACGCGGACAGCAACGGAGGGCAGGCTCCGGATTATAGAACTGTCGTTGCTGAGTGTGCGGGCTTCACGTACATGCCGGAAGTGGGCGATTCCTTCGAATACATGGCGCGTAAGATAAGGAACAATGCGGGCAAGTTACGGCTACATTCGTTCTTAACCGGACGGGACGTAGGCGATAAGTTTACGGAACTATCGACGGAAGAGTTTGCCGCGTGGCTCATCGAGCAAACGGAACGGATCAGGGCGGAAACGGCTACACGATCAAAGGTAGGAACGGATATCAAACGTGATACGGTAACGTTCTTAGACGAATATCGAAAACGTAAGGAAGGAACGTCGTTTAAGATATGGAAGTCGAAATTTCCTACGATTAATAAAGAGATAGGCGGGTACCTTTCCGGCAATGTCTACACGTGGTACGGGCGCAGTGGTCGAGGTAAATCAATCTTTACGATGGAAGAAGCGATAGAGGCTGCGGCCCAGGGAGCAAACGTACTTGTGTGGGCGATGGAAATGTCGCGATTCGAATGGATGGCCCGTGCCTATTCATCTATCTCAGCGCGCCAAGGAGCTGTTAACGCAAACATTGACGGTGTGGATTACGAGGTAGGTTTCGAAAATAGAGCGCTGCTTAATGGGAAATTAACGGAAGAGTTTGAACAGGGGTTCGAACAATTTTTAACGGAGATCAACGAAATTATACCAGGCACCATCGTTGTTCGTGCGGTAGACGATATCGACTTCTCATCCCGTAGAGTTCGCGACCTAGAAGCTGACATCGTGGCAACGAAGGCTGACGTGGTTGTGATTGACCCGTACTATTACATGACCTACGAGGCAAACCGGTCTAAGACAACCGGAGGCGACGCGACCGAGACTTCGAACAAAATCAGGGCGTTGGCAGGTCGGTATCAGTGTGTTATTCATGGCATTACACAGGCGGAAGAGGTCCGTGACGACAGAGACGATGAGGGGAACCGCGAACTCAGACCGCCTACGCGTGCCGAGCTGAAAAAGAGTAAGTCGTTCCTCGAAGATTCGGCACTAACTATCGGAATAGATACGCTGGATGGAATCGGGGTTATACAGCTAAATAAAGGGCGCAATGGGGGCGAAGGCGTCACGTTAGAAGTCGTTTACATGCCGAACTACGGGCTTGTGCGCGAGCTACCTAGCGGTGAAGTTGCCGCAGATCAGTTTAAGCTACCGTTTTAAGGAGGACGTATGGATGCAGATAGATATTCGGGCTGAGCTCGAACAGTTTTCGTGGACAGCCGCAACGTGGACGGATGATAAGCTACTTGCGGCCAGCCCCTTCCGTTGGGATCGGTCGCCGTCCTTCTACGTTTGGTTACGGGATAGTAACGACCCACGTAACATAGCAAAAGCCGGCTATTGGTCGGATATGGGCGCGAAGGACCCGGATTATCAACGCGGCGGGATCGTAAAGTTGCTCGCGTTTCTACGGGAGGAAACGGAAGAGGAGACGCAGGATTACTTGCGGTGGAAGTACGGGGAGGGAACGGTTGATCCCGAGGCGCTTACGTTGGACTTGTCGGGACGCTTACGTTTAGGCCAGCCGCGAGTTCAGACGTTAGACGAACCGTATCTAGGCAGGGACCATCCGTATCTAGCTTCGCGAGGTATAGCCGATGAAGTACAACAACTGTTCCGAACGGGCTATGATCCGAGGACTAACGCGATTACCATTCCTTGGTTTAACGCGGATGGAACGTTGGGAAACGTTAAATATCGGAAAGTTAACGAAAAAGCGTTTTGGTACGCAAAGGGAGGACGGCCTATACGCGAAATGGTGTACGGGCTGGACATCGTTTATAAGCAGAGAATTACGGGGATAATACTCGTTGAATCCGAGATTGACGCGATGTACCTGTGGAGTGCGGGAGTGCCGGCGGTGGCGTTAGGCGGCTCGGTGTTCAGCGAAGAGAAGGCGGAGGCTTTGCGGAAGAGCCCGATAGAGATTATCGGGGTGATGGCGGATCACGACGAGGCGGGTCAGAAGATGAAACGGGCGGTCGTCGGAGGGCTGTCGGGATACATGACGGTTAACGTCGTAGGGTATCCGATTCGTTATAAGGACCCAAACGAAATAAAAAATAAGGCGGAATTAAGTAATGTGTTAAAAAATGTGTTTACAGATAAAAAAAGTTTTATTAAGATAAATTTTTGTAAAGGTAATAATTATTTTTTACGAAATATGATTTCATAGTCAAGAGCTTCAAGTAAGGTAATAACGTCACTCAGGTTCATATTTCCTCGCGTAAGGCGCATGCTGAGAGTGGTTTCCTTCACGCCTGACAGCTCGGCTAGTTCCTTATAAGTTTTTATTTTCTTCTCTGCTTTCATAATATCTAAGCACTCTTTAAATGTATTTCCTTGTAGTTCAATTTCCTTCTTCATCTGGAATATCTCTCCTTTACTAAATTTATATTCATCATAACACATATTTAAATATAATACATCACATAATGTACTTTTTATTCACATAATGTGTTGACAATTCACATAATGTGAATTATACTTTGATTATACTATTTCGAATATTGATGGCAGGTGATAACCAATGATCGACACCAGTGACTTGACTTATTATCGTCTTAAATTAAGGGAAGAAATACTAATCCAAATGCATTCACATAATCTTAGTCAAAGAGACCTAGCTAAATTGTTGTATATCTCTCCCCAATCGCTTTCTTATATTATGAAGAACAAGCAAGCGCTTACGATGGACCAGGTAGATTTATTGACACACGCGTTCAGACTAGACGACGATTTTTTTTATGGAATGATTTATGGAGAGCTTTTCAAAGACTCGTCCAAAGTTTCTCTTTCCAAAGTAACGGACTTTATTAAGGCATGCTCTCATTGTAAGCAAGGTGTCAGTCATTGCGGTAAAGTAGTCGAGTTATTCTTGGAAACAATAGATATAAAGGATATGTCCACCGCCTTAACTTTTGCAGAGACACTTTTCGGTTATGGCTTTCTAGCAGAGGCCGCGTCTGTGTATTACGCAATTACAAACATCGAAAAGAAAATATCAGAAAGGTATGCGATTTGCTGCCATCGAATTTTCTTGATTGAACGCGACCGAGATATGCGTAAGAAGGGTGTAGAAGCATTACATAAATTACGAGCAGTATTGAACGATCTGCCGACAGAATATCCCGCACAAAAAAACGGTGTTGCAGAAACAGTAAATCTACAGTTAGATGGATACTATCGTGTCGTTACTTGGTATAATGTTACCAAAGAGTGGGAGGAACTTTCTGTTGTAGCAGATGCGTACTACAAAGAGGCAAAGGACGCCAAAGATATTAAACATCTAGGGGAGTCGCTTCTTTACCAAGCAGCAAGTTTAATAGGAATGGGCGAACTCAGAAAGGCGGCAGAACTTCTCCGAGAATGCCACAACCTAGGTGATTATTACCGTTGGGCGGCGTTGTCGAATGAAAAGTTAATCGAAGTAATGGAAGGTAAGTTAGAAGCGGTAAGTGAGTTTATCCGACTGGTTGTAGATAAGAATCGCGAACATGAAATTATTACGGTAGCTCCATACGCGCTGAAGATATTACTTTCAAACGGACAGCTAGAGAGAATAGGTGTTTTTTTAGAGAAATATAACGCAATCTTTGAGTCAGTCGCATTAAAGAAGGATAAGTACAATAAGAGTCAGTTTTATAATTTTCAAGTTGTTAGATTACAGTATTATCTAGCTATGGAGCAGTATAAAGAAGCATTCAACGATGTTCTTGAGGTCATCAAAACAGCACTAGAGTTCAGAGATATTTCCGTATATCAAAAAATGTCCGCGATCCTCTTCGAACATAAGGCTATTTTAGGAGAGGACGTTGAACATAGATATTTGAATATTTTAAAAGGGGCGAATTAGAATGAAAGCATTTATGGTTACTTTAGTAGCAATTGTCTCCGTTTTATTTACTCAGCCAACACAGGCAGAACAGTTTACTTATGATAATGGATCAGAAGAGAGCGTGGCATATGTAACTTCCAGAATAGTTGGAGGAGGTTGGTAGTACTACTAACCTATTTAAGACACCTGTAGAGGGTGTCTTTTTTTTTGTGTTTTTTCCTTTGTTTCGCCTAAATTCGACAAAAAGCGGGAAAAATCAAAATTATAAACCTAGTAGCAGAATTAGCCTTTACTGGGTATACAATAAAAACAAGAAAGCAATAGGAGCCAGCTAGTTGGGCAACCACTAAAAAAGATTGTACCGAAACTTCGGTACAAAAGTCGGTGAGAGAGCGGAGACTTCCGCTACTCTTCTCGGCTCCGATTGTTGTTACGGTTTCGCTCCGAGGGAGGTATCTCGATCCACTCGTACAGATCGTCGATATGACAGCCTAGGGCGTGCGCAATAGACCTCGCATTAGACAGCGACATGACATTTCGGTTATTCGCGTAGTCAGATAGCTGCTGGCGCTTCATCTGGATTTTTTCTGCGAGATCAGCCTGCGTCATATCAGCGATTTTCAACCGTTCAAACAAGCGGCACCTTCCGACTTTAAAGGTCATATGGCACCTCTGATTACGACTTTTTAAATTTTTCTTAGAAAGATGTCCCAATTTTAAACCAAGCATTCCCCTATTAGTAGTATAAGGGAAAATTAATTAAAACGGAGGCGTAGAATTTGAACCACAACCAAATAGAAATAATCGCAATAGCCGCCCAAAGAGGCTGCGAGAAATCCAAAGAGTTAGTTTATAAGGATTTCATTCCTATAATAAACGACTACGTTAATAGGAACTGGTATAAGGTACAGAATGAGGCTTCCTTAACAAAGGAGTTGATAGACGCCTTAGATGAGACAATAAAAGACTTCAATGTAGAAAAAGGGTCCTTTAGCAGGTTAGCAAGATTTAATTTAGAAAGATGTTTTAGAAAATTTATAAAGAGAAGGAAATACAGCAGAACCGATAACGTCCCACTAGAAATAGAAATTGACAACGAAGGTAATACGATAATCGATACGTTAGCAGATACATTTAGAGAGACAGAGCAAGAAATGATTATTAGAGAATCAATAAATGAAAAAATCGCCCTTTTGGCGAAGGGCGATTCGAGAAAGAAAGCGATCCTACTCGCTTGGTCTGATGGTTTCTATAATGATTCGGCTCTTTCGGAGTTGTTGGCGCAACTCTTTGGAGGTAAGCCCGATTCACATAGACGTTCCATCACACGATTTAGGTCTTTTTGTCAAACTACCCTACCACGGATTGTCTAACAAAACCTAAGAAATTATTACGAACGAGCATATGCGCGTCGTATCTCTTTCTTATTGTTATTATAGAGTACTTCTAAGTTGTTCTCAATTATAACAAGTGATCCTTACAAAATCTTAACCATCTTTAATTGTCATTATACAGAACGTTCTGTTAAACATAGCGAAAAAATTACTCTTGAAACGGAGATGATCCCGATGCCTAAACGTAAGCAATCCGAAAATATCGAATATATCTACAACGGAGGTTTCCCGCCCTATGATGATCCTGCGGACTATATTCCGATTACCTTACCCGCCTCATCCACCTTGCTCGGAAAGGCGGTGCGGCTCGGATGAATCTCACAATAACCCGCCACGCGATAAGAGAAGCCGTGAAAGACCTTCACGTCTCCCGACAAGAAGCCGAAGCTTGGATACGGACCGCGATAGATAAGGCTCGATTTATTTCCGATATCATTTCAGAAAAAGGAAACCCTTCACGCCTCTACGGATATAAAGGGTTCGCGATTATTCTCGATGCGACCGAAGATGTCGTCGTCACGGTATACAAAAATGAAACACCGAAAGCCTCGATCCGTAACCGAATCAACGAATTTGTCACGAAAGAGCTACGTAAGATCACGCGAACCGAGTCCGCATTGGCCCGTAAAATATCGTTAAGTAAGGCCGAGCTTACCGTTGAGAAAGCCGAGCTCGAACTCCGCATGATCAAAACAAAAAGCATCGCGGTTAAGCTCGCATGTCAAGCGCGTATAAACGCGATAAATGAGTATTTTACGCAGTTGGATAACGATTTGTTGACGATTAAACACGAAAAGCGATCCGTAGCAAAAACAGTCGCCGCGTATGCGTGACCAAGCCGACCTCCCGCGTCGGCAAGGCGGTGTGGACGAAGAAGGCGAGGCGCCCCGTATGCCTGTCGTAAACCTGTGGGGTGCAGGCGCAAGCCACTCTAGTAGACGACCGTACATGCCGTCTCGCGGACGCGGGACTACCGGTGTCCGAAATGATAACGAGGAGTGTTGACGATGGAGACGATTACTCACGAAGGTAAATTGTATCGTAAGGTTGAACGTGAGGCGTTAATGGGCGATAGGTTCATCCAGATTACAGAACCAACGGTTGATTTAACTAAGGATGGGGTTTACGCGATAGCGGGCTTTGACTCAGACGGTGATGCGGCGTTTTACGATGACGCAGGTGACCGTCGGTATTCTTCTCTTCAGAATTACGTCGTGCTAGAGCCTTTGACAGACCTCGCACACAACACACCAATCACGCTAATCTCCACAACGCCAGCCGTTGAGAAGACATACACGATTCAGCTAACGGAACACACGATGGGTAAGTTGATCAACGCGCTACGTTACTACGCCTCTGATGTTTCAAGTGGCGAGGAACTACGTGACCAATTCGAAGCAATCCACCGATCATAACGTTAAAGGAGCGATGTGTAATGGGAATCCGCGAAAAGTTAAAAGAACGTGAAGAGGCGCGCAGCAGGGCGGCACAAGGCGCAGGGGGCGGAATCAACGCAGGCTTACCCGAAGGCGTAACACGCTACGTCCGTCTCGGTCAGGAGCTCGCGAAAGGTAAAACGTTTGTCTTACTCGCACCGTATTCGCAATGGTTTTTCTACTACGCACATGAGGACGGCGAGAAGTACCCGTCACGCGAACAGTTCTTCCGTAAACATACGTGCTCATATAGTCCGAAGGTTGCGCCGATCAACGACGATGAAGGTATGGCATTATTCGTTAAGTACATGAAGTCGAGCGGCAACGAATGCCTATCGTGCAAGGCGAAGGCGAAACGTAAACTCTACTTTATGATTCCGGTGTACGATCCCGAGTACAGTACGTGGCGCGTACTCGATATGAAGGAGTTCCACGCGGACAAGCTCATGGATAACATCGACACGATCGAGAAGGCGGCGAAAAAGTTCATGCCGGACTATACGTTGACGGGCGACGCCATCACGATTGGGAAGTCGGATAAATCGTATTCGATGGAGTCGGCGGATTTAGACGAAGCCGTTCTCGAAGCCGCCCGTGCATTCATCGGATCATCCGAAATCAAGTATGAGGAACTCGCGAATTTCCGCACCGAGGACGATATCCGCGAAATTCTCAAAAACGCGACAAAGAACGTAGATCAATCGGTATTAGAGGACGGGCCGATTACCGTTTCCGATGAGGACTTGCCATTTTAACCGAGAGGAGACCGCACATGCGTAAGTTTTTAATAATGCTTACCTTTATCGTAGCCATTAACGTAGTGCCAGCGCTAGTCGCCCGATGCTTAGGTGCCGACTTCTTCCAGACCCAATACAGTATGTTAATCGCGTTCGTTGCGCTAATGTATGCGAACTCACTATGCGAGTAAGGAGGAGATCAGATGGCGAACTACTCGAATAATATCGGAGCCCATTCGCAGTTAGTGGCGAAAACGGCGCTCCTTGCTAACGGCTATGAGATCGCCAATCCCGAAGCCCCCGAAGTGTACGACATTGTAGCGCGGCACCCGTCGTCACGCGACTGGCAGACGTTTCAAGTAAAGACCGTACGTAGACGGGAGGACCGGGGCGGTGCGCTCGTTGTATGTGGCTCGCGTAATAGTGGCGAAGTTTACACGCGGGACGACGCGGATTATCTCATCGGGGTGCTCGACGGCGAAGTGTATTTGATTGAAAATCGGGAGCTGTCCGAATATTGGGCGACGCCGGACAACATCAACGAGAAATGGCGCAAGTTATCGACTGTTATTAAAAAACAATTATCGGAGGCGGTTTAATAATGGGAAAACAACCAAACTTCAAAACGGTAAATGGCGTTCAATATCGTGTGGTAACGGATCGTGATGCGCAGGTGGGTGATTATGTGTTCTATGATGAATCGCCACAGTCCTACATTGAAGAAGGTAAGCCCTATGAAGTAGTTAGAGTTGATTCTAACGGCGATCCTCAATTCATTGATGAGGAAGGTGACGAATGTGATACTTGGCTCGATCGTTACGAGTTACTCGAAAAAATAGGCACTGTCCCGAACGAACTGGTAACGCATGAGGGCGTAACTTATCGGAAGGTAGCGCGAGATGCGAAGCCGGGTGATAAGTTTGTAGTTCCTAATGTTTCTGAAATGGATTATACCGCGGGTAAAGTTTACGAGATTACCGAATTAGACGGAGCTGGTGATCCTCATTTTATTGATGACGTAAATGAAAGTTGGTACGTACTATCAGGAAAATATGCCGTACTAGAGTCGCTCTCCATCGACGAGGAACTAGCCGCAGCACAAGCTAGAGTTGCCGAACTTGAAGCGATGAAGAAGAAAGCTAACCGTTTGAAAGTCGGGGAGTATGCGAAAGTGGTAAAGGCCGATATGACATACGCCTCAGTTGGGCAAATCGTGAAGGTTGTCTACGTCGATGAGTCCACCAAGCTACTCCGTACCGAGAGCTTAGACGGGAAGTCCACAGGCTGGTTTTGCGAGGGCGGAATAGTCCGCGCCACTGACGAAGAAGTTGCGGAAGCATTACGTAAACAAGCACTTGATCAGTTTGAGCCGGGCGATAAGGTGCGTTTGGTTAGCGGTGGTGGCGCGTTTCCACTATACGGTTTTGAGAACGACGGTATCTATACCGTTGCCCAAAACAGGGTTAGGACGGACGCTGGCGAGTCCAGAGTGTCTATTCAAGATCAAGACGACCTAGAGGGCTACGCGAACCCCGACCAACTAGAGAAGGCAACCGACAAAGAGGCGAAATGGGCCGCGCTCGGCCGTAAGGTTGGCGAGTTTAAGGCAGGCGACACGGTAAGATTCCTTGGACGACGCTTAGGTGTTCACGGACTAAACAAGCACGTAGGAATTATTACTACAATCGAACGAACCGACGGCGCTAGATCTCCTTACCGTCTTAGTATGCCGGATTTCGTGACTAGCGACTACAATACGTGGACTAAACCGGAGGAACTAGAGCTCATCGCACCAGTAGAGTCCGTCGTAAACTTACGAGTAGCTTAACGAAAGGGGGCGGTCGCTCTGACCGTAAAGTTATCGTTAAAACTCCGTTCACCGACCGTAGCCGACGCCGAGGTTAAGCAACGAGTGGCAGACGCGACTAAACGTAAAACTGCCGCAACAGAGACGATCGAGCAGGCGTGGGTGCGCATACTTGCAATGAGTAACAGTGCATCGGATCAAGGACGGTTACTAGAGGTTAAACAAGCGATGGAGTCGGGCGTTATAGGCAGACGTCCGACTGACGTTGCCAAACGGTTCAGTAAGGCAGAAGCTCTCCGGATATGGGCAGATTTAAACGAGCGACAACGCGGAGAGAAATTAGCGGAGATGGTACGGAATACTCCGCCTAATTACCGCCTAGTGAACAACGCCTCTTCGTTAGAATACATGATTCGGGCGATTGAATCTGCGGATATTATAGCTGTTGACTGTGAAACGTTCGGGGAAGATGGTGCAGCTCTCGATCCTTGGCGCGGTGATATGGCGGGATTCAGCGTTTCAACTCACTCTGAAAGCTTCTATATTCCGTTAAATCACGTTGAGAAGGCACTGCCTGAAGAATGCGTAATCGATAGAATGATCGAGGTACTTCCGAAGTCCAAGATTGTCATGCACAACGCGCCCTTTGATTGCAAATGGTTCTATGTGAAATACGGGCTTGACCTGGTAGACGCGCTCTATGCTGACACAAGGATAATGGCAATGGCACTCGATGAAAACCGTAACCACCGTTTAAAGGACTTGTGTACAGATTGGTTAAAACTGCCTGGAGACAATTTCGATCAGCTTTTCGGTAAAACTCCGTTCAATCAAATTCCGTTAGATGTCGCTTTGGTATACGCGGCAGGCGATACGGAGAAGACGCTAAAACTTTACGAGTGGATTCGTGCTTGGTATTCGAAGCGCGACGATCTCAAACGTATCGAGCGATTGGTATTCGACATCGAAATGCCTGTGTGTCGACAATTCATCAGGTCTGACTTACGTGGAATCCGGTTTGATGTAGATATGGCGAAGGAACTGGACGAGAAGTTTGGGCAAGAGGAGTTGCAGTTAGAGGCGGAGATACATGAATATCTAGGTGAAAAAATCAATCTAAACTCACCAATACAGCTATCAAAAAAACTATACGGGGATTTACGGTTGCCTGATAACGATAAAGGGTCTACAGGAGTTCGTACCTTAAAACGTATTAAAAAGAACCACCCAGTCATTCCGTTAATTCTCGATTACCGTGCGGTAGGGAAATTAAGACAAGCGTTCACGTCTAAACTGCCTCATACCGTAAAAGCCGATGGGAAAATACACCCATGGCACAATACTTGGGGCGCCGCAACTGGACGATTCACGTGCGCCAATCCAAATACGCAACAAATCCCGGCTAAGCGGCCAGAAATACGACATCTTTTTCTCGCGACGAACAGTGACCGGATTCTTGTTTCAGTCGATTATTCACAGATCGAATTGCGCGTGTTAGCACATATGGCAAATGAATCGGTGCTTATCGAGGCATTCGAGACAGGGCGAGATATACACTCGACCACGGCGGCACTTATCAGTAAAGGACGATACACTTATGACGATATAGAGCAACACAAAGATACGGAGGGTCACGAGTGCCAGAAACTTAGGAAACAAGCGAAAATTGTTAACTTCGGAATCGTTTACGGAATGGGCGCCGGTAAGCTTGCAGATACGCTTGAAGTAACAAAAGCTGACGCACAGACGATCATTGACGATTACTTTCGTGGATATCCCGGCATTAAACGATATATGGACGAACAGCATCGGAAGGTTATGAAGGACGGATTTGTATCGGGGATTTTCGGAAGGAAACGCCGACTTCATGAGGACATTAAATCGAAAGAGCGTTTTCGAGTATTTGGCGCACAACGTCAGGCGGGTAACTTCCCGATCCAAGAGAGCGCGGGTTCTATTCTCAAAAAGGCGATTGTAGACCTTATACCAGTTCTCAAACATTATGACACCTTTACCCTACTGCAAGTACATGATGAGCTCCTCTTCGATTGCCCTAGAGACATAACACAAGATGCGTTAGGTCATATCAGAGCAACAATGGAGAACGCTGTAAAACTACGATGTCCAGTTCGTTGTGACGTGGAAATTAATCCGGAACGTTGGATGAAAAAAGTGAGTGAACACAAGTGGTTCGAAGAGTGTGAAGGAGGGGAGTGATTATTTGGCGCGAGAGATTACTTTGACGAAAGGAAAAGTCGCGATTGTTGATGACCTAGATTACAAGTCGCTATCCAGGTACAAGTGGCACTATGTAAGTAGCGGATATGCAGGAAGGTCAATTCATCACAAAGGTACGGGAGCCAAATCTTTTATATTAATGCATCGTAAGATAGTGAAGGCCCCAGTAGGGAAAGTTGTTGATCACATAAATGGCAACAAGTTAGATAATAGAAGGTCAAATTTAAGGATCGTAGACCAAACTAAGAATCAGGCCAACCGACAGCATCTTAACAGAAATAACAAATCGGGATTTAGGGGTGTTTCTTGGTCGAAAGCTGCTGAAAAGTGGGAGAGCTGCGTGATGTATTTAGGAAAGAAGATATATCTAGGTATCTACGAGTCTCCAGTCGATGCAGCGATTGCTTATAACACAAAAGCATCAGAATTATTTGGAGATTGTGCACAACTAAATAATATTCCTAAGGAGGACGATGCTCTATCTCACAACTAGCCGATGATTTCAAAACGATGCTTGACCGATGGCACTCTGCGCCTGAGGTTTGGGACAACGAACTTGACGCGTTAATCTCCGAACAGAAAGCGAATGCCCTCCGTACCCGCCCGTTTTTTAACTTTCGAGCACAGCCGTACTTTTCGCCGTCTAGTGCCAACGCTGACAAACGCGAACTATACGAGAAGCTACGCGGTGCCAAAAAGGATATCCAACCGCGGCCTCCGCACCAAGGACGGTGGACACGACTCGGTACCGCAATCGGTGACGTAATCCAACGCGATCTACTATTCATCGAGAAGCATTACGAGCGTACTTTCGGGGAGGCACCGCCCTTCACCGTCGAACGTACACCGGACGGCCTTCCGATGTGGGAGGACTTCGCGCAGAAACTACACGTTATGGATCACGACGGCCAACGCTTCGCCCTCTACGGAAAGCCCGACGGCATCCTCCGATACAAAGACGGACGTCGCGTAGGACTCGAAATCAAGTCGAAGCAGACGACCGCAGCCAAGACGAGTCCCCATTCGATGACCGAGCCGGAAGCCAAGCACGTTGCTCAATGCGTCGGCTATACGGAAATGTACGGGACTTCTGACGCACCGTTAGACGACTACCTCATCGTGTATGTGAACGCGTCTAAAGCCAATTGGGTACTGACGGATGAGGAATACGCGGCCAAGCCTGATTTACGTGTGTTTCACGTGACTATCACGGATCAAGACCGAATCGGACTTCGGGACGAATTGTTGGACATAGTTGTCCGATCGAAAGAGGGCCGACCGCCGAAGCTTGACCTTGAAAAGTGGACGTTTAACAACTTTAAGACAGCGTGCGCCCTTTCGTTGAGTGCCGAAGAATACGATGAACTGGAACGACAAGTGGCGATGGTACGTAGGTCGCGAATGCCTGAGTGGAAGAAACGATCGTATATCGTCGCGTTCGAACAAATTACTTCGATACTCGATAAGGAGGTGGCTTGATGGGCGAAATCTACACGTTCATTGATTTGGAAACGACGGGGCTCGACCACGAGAACGATCAAATTATCGAAGTTGCCGCGATCAGAACGGATTTGGAACGTGAGTATGGTCGGTTCCAGACGTTTGTGCAGCTCGATGAGGGACGCGAATTACCAAACTTTATCGCGGAACTGACGGGTATCACAGAGAGAGAGTTGCACGGAGGCACTCACAGTTTCTTCGCTACCAGTGCGTTAGGTAAATTTTTCGCTGATACTACGGTCGTTGCTCACAATGCCCCATTCGACCTATCGTTTGTTACTGGACGCGTTATGTTCCTTGAAAAGTTCGTCTGCACCCGATCACTCGCCAAGCTCGTAGCACCTACGGAGTCCGCGTCGCTAAAAAACGTATGTGCCCGATATGGCATCGAGTTAAACGGACATCATCGTGCAATGAACGACGTACTCGCTACAATCGAAGTTTTCCGTAAGCTAAAGTCGATTGCAGATTATCGCGGTATTGACTACCGGAATGTAGTCGTAAATGCACCAGATCGGCCGTTGAAATACGTACCTTACGGGGCGAAAATCGTGGAGGTGGCTTAAATGGGATACCGCACGAGGTTCAGCCTTGAAATCACACCGGAATGCAGAGAGGTTTATGACCACCTTGCGCGGGACGAGTATGTGGACTACGTGTTAGGTAGTGGTGAACCAGCTACATGGTACGTACACGAGGCTGACATGGTACAAATGTCCCTTAAGTTTCCGGACATTCTCTTCGAACTAACGGGAGATGGTGAGGATACTGACGACCTATGGCGGAAGTATTTTAAGAACGGAAAGATACAAAGGTGTCCTGCGATTATCACCTACGACGCGTTCGACGAATCGAAGCTCTCGGAGGTGGCGGCCTAATGCGAGAGATAAAGTTCAGAATGTGGGATTTTGAAAATCAGGAAATGATCAATGGTGATTCACTTGCGTTTGAAGAATATGCACCAATTAGTCAATTGTTATCACAGAAAGGCATAATGCAATACACCGGACTCAAAGACCGCAACGGCCAAGAGATTTACGAAGGGGATATCGTTAAAGGGAAAAGTTATACGCAAACTAGGCCTAGACGGCTTATTGGTAAAGTCCAATACAGCTATAACGAATTTATTGTATGCGGTATTGGGATATACACAACTATGGCGGAAGAGCTAAATACTACTTTCGAAGTCATCGGCAACGTCTATGAGCCTCCACATCTGTTAAATCCAGAGTTAACGGAGGAGGCGTCTACCGAATGCCGATAGTCTCTCACGATATGATCGAAAATTATGACGAATTGGAACGCGAAGTAGACTCGCTCAAAACGGTGATGGCGGTCGTGTCCGGCGACCTCCGCCGTTTAGCCTCCGAGCTACATACGGAGGACAGCGATGTGGTGTACGACAATCTGCTCGACTATGCGCGTCATTTAGAGACCGCAGCGGGCTTACGGAGGTGACCGATGGCAACTCGTAAAAAGGAACGATACCTCGGCTTAGATATTTCGATGAACCCCGGATTCGCGGTGATAGACGTAGTGAACCGGGTGCCTACGTTAATATACGCGTCATCGCTCGTTACATCTACGACACATACGGACGGCCAACGTTTCGCATACATCGAGGCCAAGACGGTAGCGGTTGCTCACGATGCCGGATCACTTACCGCAATCATACGTGAGGACTTTACGGATGGCAGGTCGAAAAGGGCGAGACAAGGCGTATTTGGAGCATGGGCGGCCGTTGACCAAGGGCTGGCTCGGTATGGCTATACAGTGACAGACGAGATTAGTCCGACGGCTGTAAAACGGCTGGTCACTGGTAATGGTAAGGCGGAGAAGGCTGAGGTCGCGGCAAGTGTACGTAAGATGCTCGGATTGCTGGAAGACTACGAGTTTGCGGCTGGCTACGATGACAGCGATGCGTGTGCGGTGGTGCTGGCGTATCTTATCGCGAATAAATTGATAGACGTTGAGGAGGCGGTTTAATGGTGGCAAAACATCTCATAGCTACTTTAGTAGGCCTAGTGTTCTTAACCGCTGTTGGGCTTGTAGTCTTCATGATGGTTAGCCTAGCCTCTTGGGTATTTGGGTCGCTTCTAATAGGCGTTCCCGTGGTTATCACCGTGTTAATAGCTAGTTATTTTGCGGGTCGATTTATTTTTAGATTAGATGAGGAGAGGTGAGTGTTTTGACAAAAGAGATTATAGAAAAACTGGCAGACCTAGAACACGAACAGTGGGTTAAGTGGTCCAAATCAGTCGCGCCTGAGGTGTCACTAGAACGTAGGGAGAGATGGCAGGCATATTGGATTCCCTATAGCGACTTGTCGGAGGAGGTCAAAGAGCAAGATAGGATATGGGCTAGAAAGGTGCTAGAGGTAATTGAAAACGGCAAAGAATAGGAGGCGGTTTGATGTTAACGCAGATTCTGGGTTGGTACTCTCTTATTATGTACATCATTGCTATCGTAGGAATTATTGCCACCAATTATGCTTCAGGCGGGAGACGACTTGCATCATTTCTCATTGCAATTCCCGTAGCTGCTTATATCTGCATTACCTTATTTCAATGGTAAAGGAGAGATTAGATGAGTTGGCCTAAGCTGGGGCTCTTCATATTTTGGGCAGTAATCGTTGCAGGCGTATATTTACTAGGTGGTGCTGGCGTGTATTACATTTTTGCTCTTTCAGGCGTAGGCATCCCGTTTGTTCACTCGGTCTTGCTTTTTGCATTACTCCGGCTGTTACGAGCATTAGCCGGATGAATAAGTACGACGAGAAGCCAGTCGAACGATCACTCCGTTATCTACACGAAGAGCTAGAGGACGTAACCGAGAGCCTAATCGTCAGTGAGCGAAGATGTCTAACGCTTAGACTACGCAGACAAACGATAATTAACGCGATAAACGAAATCGAAAGGGAGATGACGCGGATTGACTCAACTGCTAACGGATGAATTTATCGAGACGTACCCGGACTTTCCCGAACATATGAACGAGCTCGGCAAGTTCGTATATTACCGGACATATTCACGGTGGCTACCCGAAATCGGCCGCCGTGAGACGTGGAAAGAAACATGCCGCCGTGCTACGGAGTACAACCTAGGTCTCGCAGCAAGGCATTACGAAAAGATCAGCTATACGGTGCCTTACGCGAGTTTACAGGCCGAAGCCGAGTCGTTCTTCGACGAAATGTTCAATCTACGTCAATTCCTGAGTGGGCGGACGTTGTGGGTCGGAGGGACTGAGGCTGGAGCTAGATACAGTTTGGGCCAGTTCAATTGCAGTTTCGTTAATATTCGAAGCTGGTCGGATTTAGGCGACTTGTTTTATCTATTGATGGTTGGCTGCGGCGTCGGATTCAAGTGTACGAAGGAGTCTGCGGCAGGCCTAGCGCCAATCCGCACAAATACAACGTTAATCAACGCGCCTTACGAACCTGTTCCCGTAGACCGACGATTGGAACGGACGAAAGTAACTGAACTCGATAACGGCTACGTGAAAATCTACGTAGGCGACAGTAAAGAAGGATGGGTCGAAGCCCTCCGAGCCTATTTCGAAATCCTAACGGAGCCACAATACGAGTCAGTCCATACCGTTAAAATTTCGTATAACTCGGTTCGTCCGAAAGGTGAACGTCTGAAACGATTCGGCGGCAGCGCATCGGGCCACGAGCCTCTTGCGGAGATGTTTGCGGGGATCGACCGCGTGTTAAAGAATCAGATTGACCCGACACTTGAATCATTGGAGTGCGTATACAACACGCCATACAAGCATGTCCGCCCGATTCACGTCCTCGATATCGGCAATCTTATCGGAGCTAACGTAGTGGTCGGCGGCGTCCGTAGAACAGCCGAAATCTTCCTCTTTGATGCGGACGACTACGAATGTCTGCTCGCCAAGTACGGTATTAACGGAGTGTGGACGGAAGATCAACTCGCGCATCATCGTAAGGTAGGCGAAATGCTAGAGAGCATCGGACAAAAGCCGGAGTGGTTCGATTCTATCGTAAAGGTAGGAGACGGACGATTCGGACTTGATCATCGGAGACTATCGAATAACTCTATCGCGTTCGAAACGAAGCCTAGCCGTGAGTTTTTAAACCTCGTGTTCACCATCATGCAATCAGAAGGCGAGCCGGGCTTTATCAATCTGGAAGAGGCGCGAAGAAGACGGCCGAACGCCGAGGGATTGAATCCGTTAATGCTAGCGGATGTAAAACCTCTCTAATTGCTGGAAACTCCTAACGCGTAATGGCGAGGACAATCAGCAGCGAAGCCCTTTGAGGGAACGTTCAACGACTATCGAAACCGCGCAAAAGCGTAAGGGAGTAGAGTAGGGTGCAAGAGCGCTCGAAACGGGAGGCAGTCGGCTCATAAATTACGCCAATAAATAAAAGGAGATGGTTCGTTGAGGGACTTCTTTAAGGAGTTGGATTTATCTGGCGAGTTTATGGAGCATTTCACAGGATTTATGTTAGGTGACGGCTATCTATCCAACCAAAATAAGAGTAGACACTCCGCGCAACTGATTGTTTCGAATAAATATCCATCATACATCCAAAGCATATCCACCTTATTGGAAACGGAAGGTATTGATCATACTGTGAAGTTTAATCACATTAAAGGCAACTTTCCGGGTTCGAAAAACGCCTCTTCAATTTCAACTAAATTCTATGTGACTTTCTCCCAATTAGAGAAGAAGTGGTACGAAACAAGGAGTGATGGCACTCACTTCAAGATCGTACCACACGACTTAGTGTTAACCCCAATAAGTCTATTTCAATGGTATCTCGGAGATGGTTACTTAGTCAATTTATACGGAAAACCGACGAGGGCACAGATATGTACGGATAGATACTCTGACGAAGAGATAGTTTTCTTGCGCGAATGTATAAAGCGTGATTTTGGATTGGATATTCAGATCGATTGGAACCGTCGTAGATTACGAGTACCCACGCGAAAGTTAGGAGATTTCTTTGAGATACTTCCAAAGTGTCCTAGTGATATCGTATCGGACTTAGGATACAAGTGGGCGTGATTTAAAATCCTATGAGCCGGCTGATGATATAGTCTGAGCTATTCGGAAACGAGTAGAGGCGGTACGGAATCGGTATCGCCGTAACAAAACTGGTGCAGAAATACTGCTCGATTCATACGGGGTCTGCAACTTAACGACGGTCAACGTTATGCAGTTCGTGCGCGGCGATACACTCGATGTCCCCGCACTCCTACAAGCCCAGCGACGTTCCGCCCGTGCAGGTCTTCGTATGACTCTCGTAACGCTCGAATTGCCACACTGGGACGCGATCCAACAACGTGATAGGCTTCTCGGCGCGTCACTAACCGGATGGAAGGACGCTATGGCGGCCGTTAACTATAGCGAACGTCAAGAACGTGATTTACTCGAACTCCTCGGCACCGTAGCGAATAACGAGGCGGAGTCCTATGCGAAGGAACTCCGGGTGAACGCGCCCTTACTCGTGACAACGGTCAAGCCGGAGGGCACCATCTCGCAATTAGCTGGCGGCGTATCTTCCGGTCTACACTGGTCGCACAGTCCGTACTACATTCGACGTATCCGTATCAACGCGTCCGATCCACTCGTTAAGGTAGCGCAGGAGCTCGGCTGGACGGTGAACCCCGAGGTCGGAACGCCGGGCGACACCGAAGAAGAACGCCTTGCTAATGCCCGAACGCTGGTCATCGACTTTCCTGTAGCTTCTGGCGCGTTAGAAACGAAAGATGACGTAAGTGCAGCGCGCCAATTCGAGACTTACTTCCGATTCCAACGTTCGTATACCGACCACAACTCGTCTAATACGATCACGGTAAGGCCGAACGAATGGGCAACGGTTGAACAGACGGTGTGGGACGGATGGGACGATTTCGTAGGCGTATCGTTCTTGGCACTCGATGGGGGTACGTATCAACTCGCGCCATACGAGGCTATTACGAAAGAGGAATACGAGGAGCTACGCGCCAAGATGAAGCCGTTCGATCCGACGATCCTCGCGAAATATGAGACGGACGGAACTAGCGATTTAGAGGGCGCAGATTCATGCGAGGGTGGGGCGTGCCCTATTAGATAAACGGAGGTGGCGAGATGGAAATTCTAAGTACGGCGTCAAATACCGGAGCGTTGGTTGGCATGATATGCCTTGGGATACTTGCTGTGATCTTTGGAGTAGTGGCGTTTTTCAGTCTAATCAACGGAGAATCTATGGGAATAACGTTTTTACTAATCTCGGCAATCCTAAGCAATTGGACTGGCTTCGCAGTGGTAGATTACACAACTCCGAGATATGAGGTCACTATAACGGATATGTCCCGATTTGACACCGACAAATACCAGATCGTTGAGCAACGGGGCAAGGTATTCGTTGTTAAGGAGATAAGGAGGTAGTTGGATGGCTCTATTTTATGAAATAGCTTTTCGCGCCAGCATATGCCTAGTTATGGTACTAGGGATTGGCGTTCTGCTGATAGCAGTAGGCTACGTGTATGACAAGATATTCTCGTGGTTGCTTACGTACCTCGGTATTAAACGCGATCTTATCCAGTTCATATGTGAAAAACGTCGTCGCCCCACATTCAAACCTAGCTTGAAGCGACAGTCAGACGAAGAGGTTGCGGAACTGAAAGACGAACTAACCCGAAGGGATCGGAGAAATGAGTAACCCAATTTAACATGACGACTAAGGGAGGACGTTAATGTGTTTGTTTCACTCTACATTCTAGTCCCACTAATTATATTAGCGTTTGTCGGTGGATTTCAGCTAACTTGTATCGTCCTTGAAGCGTTTGGTTACGGCATATGAGCTACGGCCCAACGAATGAACAACGCGAGTTAATCGAAATGTTACAATGCAAGCCTGCGGTTAGTGAACAGTTAGTCGATATCGTTTTTCATACGCTTTATAAACTACACGAGGAGCACCATCGAGTGATCCTACGAGAACCAGACGACTTGGAAACGAAAGCCTATAGAGCTGGCCTGCATTTTGCTGAACGAAAGCTTCTCGGAGTCTACGAATCTATTAAGGAGGCGAAGTAATGATGACTGAATTTCAGATAAAATCTTGGGACGTAGCTAAGTAAAATTAAAAGACCTCAGCTATCCCTTTAATGATAAGCTGAGGTTCGCGCTTTATAGCTTATTAATATTGGTAGTAAAGCCATCCCTCATAGGTGATATCACATTCTTCGATTTCAGCGTCTCTGACATCGCAAGATGTGCTTACAAGCTTAAGTTTACCTGAGTATCCTTTCCCGTTGTCGTAATTAATCTCAGGATCAAACTTGCCCGACCAATGACGTAATACTTTTTCATATGTTACTGTTTTCCATACTTTGTCTGCGGCAAGAACGCTTGGAGAAAAGACAAGGGTCGAAAGTGCCACGACGGAAAGAATTTTTGAGAATTTGTTTTTCAACAGAAACGACTCCTTTTATGTAAAATTTTTTGTCGATATTTATGTTACCAATTATTGATAAATTTGTATATTCTAAAAAATTGCTCAATTTAGGGAGGGTACCGAATGATCCCCGTAAAAATCAAACGTCTGCACCCGGACGCAGTAATTCCGCAGTACGCAACGACTGGCTCGGCCGGCTTCGATCTTGTAGCGGTTGAGGAAACGATTATCGAACCTGGTGAAACCGTAAAAATACCATTAGGGTTAGCCTTTGAAGTTCCAAGGGGATATGAGATGCAAATCCGGCCACGATCCGGAGTGTCTCTCCACACAAAACTAAGGCAGTCAAACAGCATAGGAACTATAGATAGTGACTATCGCGGAGAGGTTTGCATGATGTTTGATAACACAAATGAGAATTACGATTCTGCTACTTGCTTATGTTTCAGCATTGCAGGGGATGAAATTGATGTGCCAAATGGATACGGATTTTTACCTGAAGGGTCATACATCATCCGAAAAGGTGATCGTGTTGCCCAAGGATTGATATTGCCGGTGATGCAGGCGCAGTTTATCGTTGCGGACGAATTAAGCGAGACAGATCGCGGAGCCGGTGGTTTTGGGAGTACGGGGGTGTCCGCGTAATGGCAGAAACGCAAATGTCCGTGAAGCTGATCTCGCATACGCAACTGAGCGAAGAGTTTTACAATAGCTTCGATATACTTGACGAATTCCTAGGATATGAAGGTAATCAACACGACCGATGGGGCGCAACTGACGGCCAAGCCGTAGCACTCACCGCAATCAGAACGTGTTATTCCGCCAACAAGCCGTCCGAAATCGTTGTGCTCGAAGGCGACAAATACTTCGGTCAGCCCGCATCCGACGACGAAGGCGGTACGGAAGCCGACCGCCTGTTCCGCCACATCACACGATCAGGCCATACGTCTACTTTGGAACATTTAACGTTCACATTCGTGATCGAGGGCGTATCCCGCGCACTCCTAGCGCAATTGACACGGCATCGGGTCGGCTTTAGTTACTCCGTCCAGTCACAGCGCTATGTACGAATGGGCAGTTCCGATAAGACTGGTGGATTTGATTACGTGGTGCCGCGGAGCATTAACGAAAAAGGCGAAGAGGCTCTCGCAGTCTTCCGAGCATCTATGCGAGCGTTGCAAGCTGACTACGACGCACTTCGAGAGGTCGGAGTCCCGCCTGAAGACGCCCGAATGGTACTTCCGAACGCAGCCGCAACCAGTCTAGTCATGACCGCGAATCTTCGGGCCTTGCTCGACTTCTACAGCAAACGACGTAAGGGGCGCGGTGCTCAATGGGAGATTGCGGAACTAGCCGAGCAATTACGTAGAGAGGTTACGAAAGCAGAGCCGTGGACAGCGCCGTACTTTGACGTAGCCTAAATAAAAATTTCGGAGGGTGATCGGTATATGACGAAGAACATTACGGTTTTGATGGATGATAACGGAGTTAAGCGTGAGTATCTCGAGGTTGAACGTAAAGCAAACGTTGGTGAACGAGTAAAGATCATCGTGGAAAAGATGCTAGACGAATATCGAAAGGACGAGGTTTATACAGTTACGGAGCTAGACGGGTCTAGCTTTGTGGATGTCGACGGAAAGTGGGATGACGGCTCTACACTTAATATGACTCACGACGAGTATTTAGTCCTCGAACCCACCGACATTATCCACGTTGACGGCGTACGTTACCGTGAAGAGAAGCGAGAGGCTAAGGTCGGCGAACGTATTCTAATCGTCGCGGCAGAAATTACTGGGAGTCAGTATGATAACGGCAGTGTCCTGACCGTCGAGATAGTACGGAGGTCGTATGGCGGCGTGCGCGTAAAGGAACATGACTTGCTTATTTACCATCGCGAATACGTAGTTATAACGCCTATAAACGAACCGACCACGAATAACATCACCGTAAACCTAACCGTCAACGTAGCCTCATCGTCTCCTTCCGAAATCCTTAAAGCGATCGTGGACAGTGTACAGGCGGAGCTGGCGAAATTCGTGGGCGAGCCTAACGACGAGGAGACCCGAGATAAGATGACGGAAACTCTGACGAATAAGTCTCGTGATGGGATCGTGGAACAAGCGAAGGAAGATGTGGTGGAACTAAGGTCTGATACGTCCAAGGTAAGGAATCCGCATCTACGTGGACGCGGTGATATCTACATCAGGAATGGACTCGGATTGACCGCAGATTTTATCGTCAACAGGGAAAAGAGAACCGTAGTCTGCTTACTTCGCGGTGGAGTAACCCCGGAAAGGATATATGGGCGTGGAATCGCCAAGTGTTCGCCTGACGATTGCTTCAACGTCCATATTGGCAAGGCTATTGCGTTGCGTCGTGCGTTAGGACTCGATGTACCTTCGGAATACTTGAACGCACCACTGCCTACGGAGGTTCGCGTTGGTGACGTTGTGGTGCCTACCTCGAATGAGTACGATACTACGCCATACACTGTATATGAGATTGACAAGGGGCGTGCGTACGACCGTCCACTTCACGGTTGGGTACCAATTAAGGACGTAGAGATTATCGACGACTCCCGCGACCAAGAAGCGGAGGTGATTGCCTGATGCCTAACGTAAAAATCGCGCTTACCGGAAAAATGCGATCGGGGAAGGATACTGTTGCAGCCTACCTAGTCGAACATTACGATTTCATACCGTACGCGTTTGGTGACGGCATAAAAAGCGTGTGTCACGAGCTGTTCCCCGAACAAGTCGCTAACGGCAAAAAGCCCCGTGCGCTATTGCAAGGCGTGGGGCAGGCGATGAGGTCGATTGATCCTGACGTGTGGATTGGCCGAACCATGCGTGAAGTATATAGAGCACAAGGCTTTGACGTAGTGGTCACAGACCTTCGTCAATTGAATGAGTACGATCGGCTCCGCGATGAAGGATTCGTTATTATTCGAATTAACGCCGAAGATGGGACGCGACTAAAACGAATGGAGGACGCTGGCGATACCTTTACGGAAGCTGATCTCCACCACGAGACCGAACAGTATATCGACTGGTTCGAGGTCGACTACGATTTGTACAATGACGGATCAGTTCTCGACCTGTGGGAGCAGATTGATTGCGTGATGCGGGATGTTAAACATAAGGAGGCGGTTTGATGTGGAAGTTTGCAAACGAGAACCCGATCGAATTCTTACTTCTTGTGTCCGCAATGATGATCTGGATATTCGAGATCGTGAAGTTGATCGTCAAATAGACCCGTTCGTACCCGACTGGCCTGCTTATGTTCGCGAGGCATATGCGGACGGCTACCGTGTTGGCTACACGGAGGGCCGCCACGCCGCCTCAACGGAGATTACTTACGATTTCTTACGGCCACGTCTGGGTGAAGACGGTGCGGACGAAGGTTCTTCCTGCTCCTTGTGACGGAACGCGTACCAGTTGTTGGAACGTTCGATATACAGGTACTTGCCGACAGGAACGTTATGTTTACGGACAAAGGAAGCTACGGCCGCGTAGTAACGTTTACCATCGAAAGTAGCCGGCTGCACCGAGTCATCGACAGAGACTTCGCCCGGACGTGCGATTCCGATATTGCCGGTCTTGGGGTCATAGCCCACGTGGCATTTGAACGGCGTGCCGGGTACAATACCGAGCTTGCTGCGGAGTGCGGACGATAGATATAGACGGTTGAATTTGTCCACCGAAATGTAAGCTTCGAGGGATTCCGCGAAATTATGCGCGACGAAAGACATAGTGATCACTCCGATCATTAACGTTATTTAACGATAGTATACGTTATTCAACGGTGGATTGGAAGATAAAGGGGCGATGTTAATAATGAGTTTTACGTATGCTTCTCTATTTTCGGGAATCGGTGGTTTTGAAACGGCATTAAACGGATTAGGAGGTACGTGCGTTTTCGCTAGTGAGATCGATAAGCATGCGAACAAGGCATACGGGATTATATACGGCGAATCTACGGCAGGTGACATTACGCAAGTCGCTGCTGAATCCGTCCCAGACCACGACTTGCTAGTCGGCGGGTTCCCGTGCCAAGCGTTTTCGGTCGCAGGCAAACAACTCGGATTCGAAGATACGCGTGGTACCCTTTTCTTCGAGATTGCCCGGATTGCTCGCGTAAAGCGACCGAAAATGTTACTTCTCGAAAACGTAAAGGGACTCGTTAGCCACGATAAGGGACGTACGCTCGATACGATTATCCAGACGTTGCACGACATCGGGTATGCAGTAGACTTTCGCGTACTCAATTCGAAATATTTCGGTGTACCCCAGAATAGGGAGCGTATTTTTATTGTTGCCATTCGGGACATGCCACCTGAGCCGTGGGTAATCTCGAAGAAAAGGGATGTCGTCGCGAAGGCAAAGGAACGGATTCAAGCACTTGGAGTACGTACATTTAACTTCGATTGGCCCTCGAACGGCGTGGTGACGACGAGTATCCGCGATATTCTCGAAGACCACGTGGATGAAAAGTACTATCTGAGCGAGGAGAAGACCGCGAAATTAATTGAACAGTTGGAGGAAAAAGAAAAATCCGACGTAAGGTTTGTCGGAGGAATCGATAACGGATCAAAGTGGTTAGATAACGGCAAAGCGCTGTCTCGCAATTTTAGACAAGGAAATCGAGTCTACGACTCTAGTGGTATCGCAACCACCTTAACTTCTCAACCAGTTGGAGGCCTCGGAGGCTTTACTAGTTTGTACACCGTGCCTAATGACTCAGATATGCAAATGGTCGGACTCCTCGACATGAAAGGCAATGAGTCAATCCGTCGAGTAGACTCGGCGGAAGGAATCTCGCCAACTCTTACGACAATGGGCGGAGGGCATCGCGAGCCGAAGATTGCCGTAGAATCACCGCAACAATATTCGTACGAAGGCGAAGGTGTGTCGTACTGTCTTGATGCGAACTATGCGAAGGGTACGTCACCGGGGGATGTCGGAAAGGGTCGGAGGACACACCTAGTCCAAGAAATCCGACCAGTCCTCACACCTGATCGCGCAGAGAAACGCCAGAATGGTCGTCGATTTAAAGAAGACGGGGAACCAGCGTTCACTCTAACCGCGCAGGACAAGCACGGTATCGCTATCGGAACCTACCCACGCTACCGTATCCGCAAGCTAACGCCACTCGAATGTTTCCGTCTCCAGGGCTTTCCTGACGGATACTATCACGCGTTAAAATCCGCGGGCATCAGCGATTCTCAACTCTATAAAATGGCGGGCAATGCCGTAACTGTTAACGTAATAAGCGCGTTAGGCAGGCGTTTATTACCGTATCTCACACGCGAAATGAAGGAGGCGGCTTAATGGGCGCATGTGCTGTAGATATCGAAAAAGGGCACCGAAATCTTTCCGTAAGGTACGCGTTAAATGACCGTGACGGCGTACACGCAATCCTACGCGATATCCACCATTTACGGTCAAGCCGGTTCGAACGGGGCGACTACGCGGCGTGTGACGTGCTGATTGATTTGGCGGAGGCGATCGAACGGGCGGGGCTGACGGATCGGGAGCGTGAAGCGTTGTATTACGTGTATGAACGGGAGTTAGATACGGTTGAGACTGGACAGGCGATGGGTGTAAGTAAACAGCGCGTAGGACAACTAGTAGGAAATGGATTAGATCAAGTTGCGACAATCTATGAGGCGTGGAATTACGGTGAGGAGGCGGCTTAATGTTAGATAAAATATTGATTCATAGCATTAAACGTACGGTAGAAACTGACTTCTCTAAGAGAAGGGAGCCTTTCTATATTTCTGAGCGTACGTACCCGTGTGAAGAAGTGGGTGCCTCCGTTTGGTTTAGGGATGGATCGTCATTAACCGGCACTTTTACGTTTGCAAATTACCGAGGGATCGACGATTCTTCTAGTGCTGAAACCGCAATCAAGCATCTACTTTCTGGGGAGGAATCCGAATGGACACGTTAGTTTTAACCCGAATGGAACGAATGGATCGTATCGCAACAATCAGCGCATGGATTGACGATTTTATTTCACAAACTGGTGACCGACCTAAGCCCGCCGAACTTGAACGCTTGACAGACGCGATCCTACACGAGGAGCTTACGGACAACGACGAGCATAAAATGACCCACCACGAATATCCGATCCTATCTGCGACACAATACGCCCGCCGAACACTCGGAAAACACAAGCGACGAGGTTCCGGTATGGGCGGTGAGACCTCGCTTAAAATAGTAGAGGATACAGGGACGGACGGAATCTCTTACCGGAAACCTTCGCGCAGAAGACGCAGCCCTTACGAAATGCAATTCGTAGATAACAACGCTAAGATACGCAATAAGGCGAGACAAGAACAGTACGCGAAAGACATAAAGGCGAGCGAAGTCAAGAGCTATTTTATTGCGTAAGGGGTTTACTTTCGGAGGATTTCGTATCTATGCATGCTAGAGACGTTCATCTATAAGTTCGAGCACATCCGTAATCTCAACGTCGAGCACTTCGCATATTTTCGCAAGGTTATCGAGTGGTAGCCGTACAGTTTCATTGTTGCACATTTCGTTGATTGACGAGACACGTATGCCTGTCAGGCGTGAGAGTTCTCGTTGCGAGATTCCACGCTCTTTGAGTAGATCGGCTAGTTTAATATGTATTTTCATCGCGAACAACTCCATTACTCAATTTAGCACTATAATAGCACGAAATGTATTGTTACGTTTAACGGAACGTGGTATCCTTCTTATAGAGGGTGTGATTTCCATACCTTCCAGTAAATGAGAAGGAGGACGGGTAATGGTGGAGGTCGTGCTTCTGGTGACCGCGCTGGTAAACTTGGCAACCGCGATAGTCAACTACCGCATTGGCAGGCGAAACAGCAACAACGGTCGGAACCTAAAGTAAAGACCCCTTACGTTAGCGGCGTAAGAGGTCGGTCATCAAACGGGTATGGGAGCCTAACGGTTCCCTGCCCTCCCCATTATCTTATTCCAATCATACCCTCGATTATGTACGATAGTCAACGGAGGCGTTGGAACCGTGGAAACTATTACATTGGTAATTGCGGTGGTAGCGCTGGTCATCTCAATCGCCGCGTTGGTACAAGCCGTGAAAAACCGCAAATAGTCGTCGGAAAACCGGCGGCTTTTTGTATATCTGGAAGGAATTAGAAATCATCTTGTCGAAAGATGTAGGCAAGGAGGTGCTTAGGGTGAAAGGTTATGGATTTGGGACAGACCCAACTTGGCACGACGACCCGGGCCATTAGTACAAGGAGGCTATGCGACATGCTAGAACCAGAATGGCTTGATGACCCCGGATACTAAAACGAGGGAGGAATCACGATTTGATTTATGATTGGACTGATAATCCACAAGGTATCGTTGATTGGATCGACAATCCCGGTCAATAAATTAGGAGATTACGGGGTATGACCGAATCAGACTGGGCAGTACAACGTAATTGCAATACGGGAGATCCGGGTTGGCTAGACGATCCCGGTCACTAAGTGAAGGAGTGTACGATATGACAGCACCTGATTGGACTAAGCAACGTTTTGACCACGGTGGGATTGGCTGGTAAGTAGTAGCATTTACCACGATGTACGCGAACCAGAGTAGTACGCAGCTACTGCTACGCCTAGTCTCGTGGGAGCCGGATTCATGTCGAGGTGTACACTTGACGTGGCTGGCGCTGATACCCCGACCTTTCGGGCTATGAGCGCTGGAATATATTCGGAGTTAACGAGGAACAAGCCGCCTCTATGTCGAAAGTAATAGGGCGAAAGGAGGTGTTTGTGTGAGTCATGCGGACGATAAAGTAGTCGAGTTTGTAACGAAGATGTCTGAGAGTGAGGTTAGAGCAAGACTTGCTAAAATATATGCAGAGTTGGGACGGATCAGAGATAAGACATCGAGAGAGAAAGCATTTGATAAGATCGTAATGTTATATGAGGAAGCAGTAGTTGACCACGCTTTTAACTTGATTAAAACACCTGAGTAATCGGGTGTTTTTCTATTTTATAGGAGGTCGTTGCAATTGACGGTTACAGGCTCACGAGAATGGTATAACGAGGTAGGCAAACGTTTCGGAGTACATATGTACCTGTACGCAGCACATCCGGGCAGTCTTGTCATTTCCGTAATCGGCGAAGAGGAGCCGCGCCGACAGGCCATCGAATACATTAAAACGAACGCTCCGATTGGTATTACGCTAGTGTTCCGAATAGGCTAACGGGAGGGGATCGGATGGATTACGTACCAGCAGACGGTTATCGTGCGGTACTTCACCAGGGCGAGGTTCGTCTTTCCGCGGCTGACCACATTCGAGAAATGCGCGAGTCACAGTGGCGGGAATTAGACGGAAAGGACCTCCGTATTAAGATATCGGAAACAGACGATGAGGTTAGAGTGTTCGCGACTGTTAAAGAGCAGGAAATAAGACGCAAGGTATATATTGTTTTCGAAAGTGACGATTTCAAACGTAAATTAAACGAGAGCTTCTGACGAGTACTTTCCGTCGGGGGCTTTATTTAGTTTACGTTGACGCTACATGCGGTCGAGGGACGGCGTCATGAACCGTTCTCAATGCGTAACGCTCCACGCTATCGGCCGCTAGTTTACATTATGGGAGCGTAAATATAACGGAATGGGGAGCGATTGGATGAGAGTAGTTTTTGACTGGCGAAATCTTCTATTGTGGGGTATTTCCTTCGGTTCAACTCTGACAGTGTTCTGTTTTGGACCGTTTACGATATTTCGGGACAAGAGAGTAAAGCTAATAAAAAGGGGAGGTCGCGTATGAGTACAACTTTCGATCGCACGTACCATCCCAAGACAGGCGAACTAGGCACGTTTATCCCAGACGGTTCTCACGTGACTATACAAACGGATGCGCAACGGGAAGCAACCCGTCAGCATTTCGAACGCGAACGAATGAAGCTGGTCTATCGCGGATTAAACTGGGTCGCGTGTTATCACGAAGCTATACTCGGAATCATACGAGATTTAACGTTAATAGAGGCGGGAGCACTTATCAAGTTGCTTCCGTTTTTGCGTTTTAAGAGCGAAGGTAAGCTCGTACAGGACGGCAAGCCGTTAAAACAGACGGACATCGCACGACTATTAGGACGCGGTAAGAAAGCGACTATGGCGATTCTACAACGATTAGAAACGCTCGGCGTCATAACATGCGAAAAAGAAGGCCGCACCAACGTGTATTACATTAGCGTTGATTTCCATTCGATGGGCGACGTAGTAGATGGCGCATCCTTTACGAAGCTATACCAAGTGAAGGCTCGCGAGATTGCGGAGGAACTAACGCTTAGTGAACTCGGCTTCTTATACAAGATACTTCCGTTCTTCCACTATCAAACGTACTACCTCTGCGACAATCCAGACGAGGAGAATCCGGAGGTCATTCGTCACTTGAACCGTGAGCAACTGGCTGAACGAGTGGGGCACGATATCCAGACGGTATATGAGCTCGTGAATAAACTCCGTAACAAAGGCGTAGTGCTGACGACAACAAGTGGCAAGACAACGAATTATCTCGTCCATCCAGACGTTATGTTCCGGAAAGAGTACGAGGATGAGTATACGAGAGTCGTGCGGAGGATGTTCGAGGAACACCGGATTCGGCAGGCGAAGAAATTTGCTTAGGTCAAAACGATACCTTTTACCCCGTTTGCTTAGGTCAAAACGACACCTATTGAAAGTGGCAATAACGTTGTAGTAGCGGGGCGGAAGGCGGTTTTTGCGGATTTTCTTCTCTTTATCTTTAGAGACGTGTGACATCGGCTAACGCCGAGCTTCGGCAAACAGGTTGCCTCGCTATCATCTTTCATCGCGAACAAAGTATAGAAGTAACTACAACGCGGTAGAAGATATTGATACCGAGGCGGCTTGTCTGCTGAGGGCGTAGGTTCGGTAGAACCGGAGCGTTATTACCAGAGTTACAGAAAGACAAGAAGAGGTGATCGCTTTCAATCCGTTTAGTGAACTACGTTGGTACCACGTACCATTACTACTCGTTGGTGCGTTGTTGGAATTTATCGCGGATAAGTACCGTGAATGGAGACGGAAAGGTTAATTGGAAGTAATCACGCGGCGCCGTTCGTTGGTTCCGCGTCTATTTCGTATGTAGACGAAAGGGTGATACCGATGCTCTTCGGACCTAATTTCTACGCTAAGATCGCGTTAATGTTACTCGGAGTTCTTACGGCAATGCTCGTAGGAATCGTACTTCTAGCGTGGGGTATCAGTGTGTTATTCGCGTTGCCTTATTGGGCGTGTTTGTGCGGACTAGTTCTACTTATAGCAATAGATTTATGGCTACGGAAGGAGACGGATAAAACCGATGGCTAAACGATTAACAACCGAACAGTATATCGCGATAGGCTATCTAGCGCAGCCGCAACAAGGCGGCAAGACAGTCGCTGAGATCGCGAAGGAATGTAACGTTAGTGAACGTACCATTTACAATTGGAAGAACGATAGCGCGTTCGAAAAGGAACTTATAGCGCAGATGAGGCGTAATGTACGCGACATGATACCTGCGGTGAATAAAGCGATGTTTGATACGGCAGTCAAGGACGGGAATGCGGCGGCGGCTAAGCTGCTGTTCCAGCAGGTCGGATTGCTTACGGATAAGGTCGAGGTCGAGACGAAGGCTAACGGAGAGGTGCCGGACATTGACGAGCTGAAACGGATGGTAGCTGAAATGGACGAATAGAAGGCGCCATATAATGAAGGGACGCGTTCGGACGGGTGCAGTCGGTTTCATAGGAAGTACGCGAACATCAACTGCGACCGCCCGGCGCGCGACCCCTCCGAAACTTTTCAACGGGGATGCATAAACGATGTATATTCGCGTTATTTAGACGGGAAATAATCGGACAGCCACACACTGAAAACAGCGTAGATATGCGGTTTGTATAAACGGTGCATAAACGATAAAAAACGTGCCTCCGATAAAGCCCGCCACTACAACGTTATTAGAAACGGGCTGAGTCCGATTACCTCTGTTATGTTAACTGCGTTATGCAACGAAATGTATAACGAAAATGTGAAAGACGCAGCCCCCAAGGCCCTATCGGCACCCATCAGGTCAGGCCTCAGAAAAATCCGCGCATCAAAAATTAACTTTGAATACCGGAAACAGACGCATGGCTACCGAACTGCCTAATCGGTGGCCTTTTTGTGTTTCCGGTACTCACACGAAAGGAGACGATGCCCTATCGCATGGATTAACGGTAAGTGGTTGACGCGAGACAAACGACAGGAACTAATTGACACGCTTCGGTTGGGTAGCGATAAGCTCCGTAAAAAGCTCGATAACGACATGATAACAACCGATGAAGCCGTACAATTACGGACATGGCTAACGGAGATCAAGCGACTAGAACGCATTCACCGAGCCGAGGTCGATCTACTTTACTTCGCGTACGAGTATTTCGGTGAGCACTATAACCCAGATAATTCGGGCAACTGGATACCGGTAACCATCGACAAGGCTCCGGAGTTCCACCACGAATTGTGCGCAATTATGAACACGGTATCGATACGGGATATCAACGCAAAGATAGCATGGGCAGCGCCACGTTCGCATGCCAAGTCTTCCTATCTATCGAAGGCGTTCCCACTACACGAGATAGTCTTTCGAAAACGCAAGTACATCATTATCATCTCGGAGACTCCGCAGGTCTCTACTGGTAACATGGAATGGCTCGGGACTCAGCTCAAAAGTAACGCAAAGTTGCGGGCTGATTTCGGGCCTTTGCTGTCTAATAAACAACAAGAGAACCCGAAGGACAACAGCTCTGAATTTATCGCGTGGGAGCAAAGGGACGGGCTTCAACACATGTTAACGCGAGTGGAGGCGGCGTCAACCGGACAGGCGCTTCGTGGTCGTAACTGGAACGGGACGCGACCAGACTTGGTAATCTGCGATGACCTAGAGGGTAAGAAGAATACGAATACGCCTGAGTTACGCAAAGAGATGCGGGACTGGTTTACACAAGTCGTAATGCCTCTCGGTGATCCCGAAGGTAAGAAAACGGCGTTTGTCTATATGGGAACGATGGTTCACGCTGAATCCCTATTGCGTTACATACTAGAGGAGAGGTCCGACTTTAAAGCTCGATTGTTTAAAGCTGTAATTGAAATGCCAACACGTAGCGACTTATGGGAACAATGTCGTCTCATTTATACGGACCGCGATAACCCAAACCGAGCTGAGGACGCGAAGGCATTCTATATCGAGAATAAGTCGGAAATGGATCGGGGCGCAGTCGTCCTATGGCCGGATGTTCAGCCTATTTGGGTTCTCATGACATGGAAGTGGGACAACGGCTCTAAGGCGTTTAATACCGAGTATCAAAACACGCCATTAGATGAGGAATCCCAAGTGTTTATACCGGAACAATTTACGTATTGGGACGACGCTCTAGCTCCTCGGGATTTTGACGATTATAAATATGACATTTTTATGGGCATTGACTTCGCGATGGGTAAGACCAGAGGAGACTATTCGGCGATCGTAACGGTAGCTAGACGAAGAGACACAGGAGGATGCTACGTCATTGACGCTTGGGGAGAACGTGTTCATCCTGACGTATTTATGTGTGTGATCGTAGATAAAGTCACGCAGTACCAGCCAACCGCCATTGCAGCAGAAGCACAGGCAGCACAGGAGTTTTTCGTAGACAAATTGAAGGAAGCGTTGAGGCGGAGCGGATACCCATCTCATACGCGTGTTAAACAAGTAAAACAGAGACAGAGAAAACAACTTCGTATCGAGGCATTACTACCAGACATCGAAAACGGTACGATCCAGTTCTCTCGTAAGCACGCGTTACTATTAGAACAATTTGAACGTTACGGTAGTAATTCACACGACGATCTTCCCGATGCCCTCGAGATGGCTGTAAGTATCGCAAAGAAAGGTAAACCAAGGGTAATCGACAAGCCCGCATATATGTAGAGAGGAGGCGAGATTTATCACTAAACTATTCGTCACAGGCGCACAGTTCCCACCTTCACGCGACACTGAACGTCTGTCCAAATACTATCGCGGCCGTAAGATTTTTGACGGCAAGCAAGCGGAGGTACTCGAACGTGCAACCGAAATCCTAAAGGATACGCCGCATGCTCCTCAGTTGTCGAAGCTCTATATCGCGGTCAACTTGATGGACGTGCTACTAACGAAGCCGGCCGATTTGATGTTCGGTGAACCTCCATCGTATGAATCCGGCAAGCCTGACTCCTCTGTTGAGCAACAACGGCTGACCTCGATCGTTGAGGAAAACGATTTGAACGTTTTAGGTCACGAGATAGTTACCGGTGCTGGGATTCGAGGAGACGCGTTCATCAAGACGTACTATGCTCCGAGGCAGGATTTATCGGAAGTGCCCGATGGTATCGAAATCAAAGTGAAACCTGAGCCGATTATTGAAGCGGTTGATCCATCGAACGTCTTTCCAGAACTATCGAAAGGGTCGCGAAAACGATTCAAGGCGATTAATATAGCGTGGGTCGAGTGGGTGACGGAGACAAACGGATTAATAGAGTCAATCGTAGAGGGCTCGAAGATGACGCAAACTCCGTACCTTAATGTCGAACGCCATGTTCCGGGGGCAATAATCTACGAGAGGTTCCAGCTACATCCTAAATCGGTAGATACGAGGTATGAAGCGCCTATTCAAACGTTCACTATAGGGGACGTGGTAAGTACGGGACGCGAGAAAGACGTTGTTGCAACAGGTCTCTCTCACATGGCAATCTATCACATCCCGTACAAGTCTACTGATACCGATTGGCAGGGAAGTAGCGGCATTGAGAAGATAGAGTCGGTACTGGCTGCGATTAACGATAGGCTGGTTCAGATTGACTACATTCTGTGGAAACACAGCGATCCAACTGCATACGGGCCCGATTTAGGTGAGCCAGACGTACGGTTCAGTGGGCGCTATATTCCCGTAGCTGAAACGGAGGTTACGCCCGGGTACATGACGTGGGATTCGCAGTTAGATGGCGCCTTTAAGGAGCTAGACGTTTTACTAGGCATTGTATTCCAGATGAGCGAGACGCCACAATGGCTGTTCGGTACGACATTAGCGGAGGACAAAGGCGGAACCGGAACGTCACATACTGATGGCTCGGCGATAAAGTCACGTTTTATGCCGATTCTATCAAAGGTTAAACGGATTAGAGCGCACGTTGACCGTGCTTTTCGTGACGCGTTGTACTCATCGCAAATACTAGAGAACTTTGCGAATGATGGCGTAGAGGGTTTCGAGTCGTATACACCAGCATACCCAACTATTCGTTGGAAGGACGGTATACCTCGTGATGAGAAAGAGATTGCGGAAACTATGTCATTGAGAACCGGAGGCAAGCCTACCCTGGATGTCCGTTCCGCGATTAAGTATATGGACGAAGTAGATGACGAAAAAGCTGACGAGATTATAGCTCGAATTGAGGAGGACGAAGAAGCCGCAAACGGAACGATAGACTCGTCCATTTTTAATGATGAGGGTGGCGAAGAGTAATGCGAGAACCACCGATGCCTAACTATGACTACGAAACTGAGAAACTAGTTCGCGCATACAAGCAAGCCGTAGAGGACATATTCCGTGAGCTAGACCGGCTTGATATCACGTCAATTTCACGAGACAACGGAATTGCGGCTCTGAGTGAAGTAGCCCGCATATTGTCCGCGCTGGACAAAGAATCTGCGGAATGGGTGCAAGTCAATATACCCTTAGCGGCCAGTAACGGGATAGCAGACGCTATTTATGCACTAGGAGCCGCGTCAACAATCGAGGAAGCTCGTTCAATAGCGAGGTTCAACCGAATGAATAAGGCAATGACTAACGCTGTAATAGCGGATACGCAAGAGGACCTGCTTGCGGTGACAAGAAACGTAAAACGAAGGGTACGAAATGCTGTACGCAAGGTAACCGCAGAATCTATGCGGGCAAACATGGCGAAGGGAGTAAACGGTAGGCGGACGATCAATCGAGATATACTAACGAGGCTCCGTAAGACACTAGGTGACTCCTTAAACACCGGAATTATTGATGCAGCGGGAAGACGTTGGAAGCCGGAAGTTTACGTCGACATGGTGACCCGTACTAAAACGATGTTTGCACACATGGAAGGAACGATAAATGAGGCGGTTGCACGCGAAGTATACTACGGGAGGATTTCGAGACATGGGGCAAAAGATGCTTGCGGACTTTGGGAAGGCCGGATCGTTAAGCTGACGTCTGATGCTCCCGGCGATTACCCGTATCTTGAAGATTTAAGAGGACGACGCGATATTTTTCATCCTCGCTGTCGTCACTTAGTCTCTCCGGTTAGAACACCGGAATAGTGTTCGGCCTTACGAAATGGCGAAAAACTTTCGGAACTATATAGCCGACGGGCTTTAAGCGGGAGGTAACGAATGATTGACACGCTTAAACTTTTATTTCCAATGAATTTGCAAACCTTTGCGGAGGATGTCACAGAGGATCAAACGCCACCAACCGACGATCCTGTAGAAACACCAAAAACTTTTACGCAGGAAGAACTAGATAAGATTGTTGCGGATCGAATCGCACGTGAACGTAAGAAATCGGAAAAGTATGCTGATTACGACGAGTTGAAAACCAAGCTCGCGGAATACGAACGAGAACAAGAAGAGAAACAGCGATCCGAGATGACCGAGATCGAGCGATGGAAAACAGACTACGAGAAGGAAGCCGCAGCAAAACAGACACTAGAGCAGAGTGTTGCTGAAATGGAAGCAAAGTACCGACAGGAGAAAATTCGTAACGCTTTTATTACTGCGGCAGCTAGCGCAAATATTGCTCATATCGACGATGCCTACATTCTCGCGTCAACTGATTTATCTAAAGTAACGTTCGATGAATCTGGCAATGTGGTAGGGATGGACAGCGTAATACAATCTTTAGTTGAGACTAAGCCGTTTCTTATTGCGCAGACCAAAAAGGAGCCTAGTACGATTGGCGGACCATCTGGGTACGGTCATGAAACGGGAGCTAAAACACTCGAAGCACAACTAGAGGAAGCAAAGAAGAAAAAAGACTTTGGTAAAGTCTTAGAACTGTCCAATAAGCTAAGTCAATTACGTAAGTAACTACACCACCGGTCTATTAGCGGTGGTTTTTTAATACCCAAAAACAAGGAGGAATCCCATTAATGCTATTTACTTATGATTTTAAAGACCAAGTACGTGAACTATCAGCAGGTATTGATCTAATTATCAATGACTCACCTACTCTACTAGGTTTGGTAGGTCTAAATGGCGAGCCACTAACGCAGACGAAATTTGAGTGGATGTCAGATAACCTCAACTCGAACCGCGCCAACGTAAAGGCAGATGTTACGGCTACAGATACCCAATTGGTCGTAAACGATAGCGACGGTGAGAAATTCCGCGTTAACGCAATCGTTGTAGCTGGCGAAGAATACATGAAAGTAACTGCTGTTGCCGGCGATGAGGTTACTGTAATTCGTGGATTTGACGGAACTACGGCGGGGGCTCTAAAAGCTGGAGCAGAACTTCGAATCGTAGCTCGACCGCAATTGCAAGGTGCTGGTGTAGGTCAAGACGAGGGTCACGATCGCTACGTTGATGATAACTACACGCAAATCTATGAGCGTTACGCATCCGTCTCCAACACGCAAATGGCAGTTCGCACCCACAATGTTACTGACGAATTAAACTACCAAGTAGAGTTACGCTTGAAAGAGATGTCCCGTGAGATGAACGATACCTTGATCTATGGTCGTAAAATTATGGGTAACAAGGGTACACCGAGCATGAGCGGCGGTCTATTGTATTACGCGGATAAGAAGGGTGCTGCTAAAAAGAACCTTAGTGGTAAAGAGATCGACGCAAAGGTCATCAACGATTTAATGGAGGAAGTTTATCTTCGTGGCGGTAACGTTAACACGATCCTTACGAACACTGCGGGCGCCCGTCAAATTTCGAAGCTAGCGTCTAATACAATCCGCACAGAGCGCCAAGATACCACTACTGGACACCGTATCTCTACTTTCGTCTCCGACATCGTAGGTGGCGGTGAAGCGACTATTATCGTTGATCCGAACTTCCCGAAAAATAAGGTAGCGCTGTTCGATCGAACTATCTTGTCGGTGCATCCGTTGCAAGGCCGTGCACTGTACGATGTAGACGCGGGCGTACCAGGAGCTGACTTTGTAGCTCGCCAAATTCGCGGTGAGTACGGAGTTAAGGTAAAGAACGCAAAAGAGAAGATTGCAATTCTCGAAAATATCTCCACATCGGTATCGTAAGGAGGTAACAAATGGCTGATTATAAAGCATCCCCGTTCTATGAAGTTGATAGTGGCGATGTCCGCGTCAAGTTTAACTTCTTCGGTACGTATTCAACCGAAAAAGAAGACGAAATTGCTATGTTAGACGCGTTGGCCCCCGAATGGGTCAAACGTACTGATGACGTAACTCATACGGAGGAACCCGTCGCACAACCCGCCAAAAAGGGACGCGGCAAATCCTCCGAATAAAACCGGAGGTGTTTCCCTATGACGTTATCAATCGAAGCCGCAGACGATTATATTGACGTAAATGTTATTGATATCGAGGATTGGACGGATTGTAACGAAGCGAGAAAACAACGGATAATTAACGTCGCGTCACGTACACTAGCGTCCGCATATCCGAAATATACGGTACCAGATGCGGCTGTATATGAGTTCGCGGCAGTATTGGCCCGGGAGTTTAACGATACGTTACGGCAGGCCCATAACGGCGTCAGTGCGTTTTCGTTATCCGGTGTAGCATCCTTTACATTCCGCGACAAACCGAGAGAGCTAGTCGATCTGATACCGCCAATAAGTCGTGAACTAATCGGGGCGGAAAACGACGTGAAGCTCGGGAGTCGCGGCGTAGGATGGAGCGTGTTATAAATGCCTTTGGTGCCAATGCGAAACAAGATAACGGTTTACCCTGCGTTGCTAGACGACGAGGGCAATCCGAAGACAGACGAATGGGATCGACCGGTATACGGCGATCCTTTTTCGTTACGTTGCCGGATACAGGAGAAGACGAAGCTTGTCCGGGCCCAAACGAATCAGGGCGGTGTGCACGGCGTTACCTCGCAGGAAGTCGTGTCCTCTGCGCAGGTGCTTTGTGACAAGCTTGCGCCTATCACTGACCAAGACCGGATCGAGTTCACCGACGAGCTCGGCAGAGTACGCCAGTATAGCCCGTTAGCTATTGAGATTAAGCGCAATATTGGCGGCAAGCCTATCTTAACGGAGGTGGCGTTGTAACGATGGAATTCGAATTTGACATGCGGGCATTTAAGGACGCGATTCAGCGAACGCCCGAGGTCGTATTCGCCGCGACCAAACGCGGTATGCACGATGCTATGGACGAATGGAAAGCGGAATCAGTAGACGTTGCTCCTTTAGACAAAGGCACGTTACGGCGCGGCATTAGTACGGAAGTCCGGCAGAAAAATGGTGAGGTAAGTGGTGAGATTTCGGCCGTTGCAATAGAAAACACACCCAAGTGGCCGAATTTTAATTACGCTTACTACATTCACGAGGTAAAAGGCGACATCAAGAATCCGACAACTCCCGGCACTGTTGCGAAGTTTATAGATGGTCCGGCAGATGAGCATAAGCAAAAGTGGCTAAAAGACATTGAAGACGGAGTAAAAGCGGAAGTCCAAAAACTAGGATTCTAACGGAGGTGGTACGTTGTCGGCACTTGTTGAACAGGAATCAGTGGGTGATTTTATAAAAGCGGCATTACCTTCGATCGCGTTGAAATACGAGGTGCCCGACAAGCCTGCGAAAAATAACATAGTCGTCCGGCTCCTGTCCTCCGATTCTGAGTCTGAGACGCGCTATCACTACCGGATTGATCGCGATTATCAGATCGTGGTATACGGTGTTGATGCGCAGGATGTCCTAGCAAAAATGGACGTGATCGAACGTAAAGCAAACGATGGAACTACGTTAATCCCAATGAAAGACTCGAAGCGGTATATCCGTATCGGGTCTTTTTCTTTTTCTACGGCATTCAAGACGGAGGGTGGCCTCTACGCACGATTAGGCGTGCTATCAACGGAGGTACGCGAGGCAAGAACGCAAGAACAGTACGACAAGATTATGCACGTATATGGGCGATTTGAAGCCCGATAAAAGGAGGTAACGCGATGGAATGGGACCCACTTAACGAGCCGACCCGTCCCGGGCTCTATTTGATGTACGTGGAAGCCGCGGCATCACAGATTCGAGGCGGTGCTCGTGGTATTGTTGCAATTCCACTTATGAAGTACGGAGCAAAAGCGACAGAAAAGACGTTCTACACGATTGAGACCGAAAAGCAAGCGCTTGACTTGTTCGGCGTCACCAATATTCAGTCCATTCGTTTCGTTTTGCAAGGCGGAGCAAGGCAAGTGCTCGTTTACACCATGCCGAAGGAGCAAACGGCAGAGGCATTTATTGAGATGCGCGATTCCTTTGATACACGAGCATTTAACGTGTTTGCATACGACGGAGCTGTGGATTCGGCTGAGATTGACGCGACAGTAGCGTGGGTGAAACGCAACCGTACGGAAGGCAAGCATTTCGTATACGTCACAGGCGGTACGGCGGCAGATGACGCTGACCCGAAAGTAGGGAACGCGCGCAGTAAGAAGCTAGCGGATAGCTACGTAGCTAACCTGATTGTCGGCGGCGTAGTCAACGGCAAGGAGCACCCGTCTTGTGAGTACGCACCGTACATTGCCGGCTTAATCGCAGGTACACCGATCAACAAGTCGATTACGTACGCAAGATTGCCGTTAGACGACGTTAATAAGCGTCTTACGAACGTACAGATCAACGAAGCACTCGAAGCGGGCTCGCTTGTCCTCGTACACAACGGTGATTACGTGATCGTTGAAAAAGGGCAATTAACGAGTGGTGCCAAGATACGTAAGATTCGCGGACGACAGGCGATTAGTACGGACATCGTGAAAACAGCCGCGAGTGAATACATCGGCAAACTTGATAACAACCGAGACGGGCAGGCAGCGCTGATTGCGGCGATCAAAGCGTACCTAGAACTGCTAGGCAAGTCGAATGTCCTCGAAGACCCCGTTGTAACGTTAGACCCCGAATTTGAATCGAAGGGAGACGCGGTATATTTGTACATCGCTTATACAGAGACCGATAGTATGGAACGCATCTTCCTACGAATCCACGTATAGGGAGGTAAGTATAGATGGCGAAAAATTTACTAGAATCCAACCGCGTCCTAAGTGGTTCGTTCGGCGAAATCTGGATGGACGGCGTATGGCTGGCGAACTTCAATGCGGGTGAGTTATCCGTCGAGATTCAATACGAAAAGATTAAGCGATCCGGTAGTCGTAAAGCCGGAAACAAGCCGATGAGTATCGAGTGTACCGGTTCTATTCGCGGATACAAGATATCGTCCGCATTTGCTCGCAAGATAGGACAAATCATGGACGACCGTAGTGGGGCCTTCGTTTGCCAGCTCGTTATGAAACTCGATGATCCCGAGGCATACGGTGCCGAGCGAGTTTTGGCAAAAGGCGTTCAGTTTACCAAAATTGATGTAATGAAATTTGAGCATGGGTCACCCGTTGAGACGGAGTGGCCTTTTGTTTTTGAAGATTACGAGTTCCTGGATTTCATTGAAGAGAAGTAAAAAATTAGGAGGATGATTACATGACTGATGATCTACTAAAAGCATTGCTTGATGCTGATAAAAAACCCGAAAAAGAAGTGCCACTGAAACGATTTGGGACATTCCGTATCCGCGCTCTTGATGATCAAGAAATCGAAGATAGCCAAGAAAGAGCGACGTTTGGGAAAACAGTCGATCAGACTAAGAAAGCCCTAATAATGATACAAAAAGCAACGATCGAACCAAACTGGTCGCACCCGGACTTACTCGCGAAATATGAGACACAAGACCCTGTAAAAGTTGTTGAAAAGACGTTACTTCCGGGTGAAAGGATTAAGCTTGTCTCTGAGATTTTAGACTTATCTGGGTATGACATTGGGACAGCGGTTGACCAAGTAAAAAACTAATACGCGCGGGAGGCGAGGCTTTCGTTATACACACGATATTCCAACGACAAGGCCTCCCGCCGGCCTACATTTATAACGCGCCGAGAGGTGAGCGTATCTTTATGTATGCCTCCACAGAGGTGGCCGTCGAAGACGAGACTGCGGCATTGGATAGGGAAGGGGGCGGTTAATCATGGCGTTTGATCTAGTCGGCCGGTTACGGATTGTGGACGTGATGACTCCGACCCTCCGCCGAGTGTCTTCGGAACTCGAGCGGACGAACTTATCGGTGAAAAAGGTTGCCGCATCTACCGGCTCCTATCGTAATGCCCAAAATGCCGCCACGCAATCGGTGAATAATTTCTCGGGGGGACTTCCGAATCTTCTCGGCAAGCTTAAGATGGTGGTGGGCGCAGTAGTCGCTGTCGGTACGGCCTTTGACGGGATCAAAACGGCGGCAGACTTCGAAAGCTCAATGTCCCGTGTTGCGGCCCTTTCCAGCGCTAGCGCCGGAGACCTTGCGAAATTAACCACGAAAGCCAAAGAGCTCGGCGCCTCTACGGTATTCAGCGCGAGCCAAGCCGCCGAAGGTATGCAGTTCCTCGCAATGGCGGGCTATAAGACCAACGAGATCATTGCGGCCATGCCCGGACTTCTCGATGCGGCTGCGGCGGGCCAGACAGACCTCGGAACAACAGCCGATATCGTCTCGAATATCCTCTCCGGCTTTGGTATCGCGGCAGGAGAGACGGGACGGGTTGCGGATGTACTCACGAAGGCGTTTACGTCAGCTAACGTTGACCTTCAAATGCTCGGTTACACCATGAAGTACGCGGCTCCTTGGGCGAAAGCGCTTGGGGTATCGTTAGAAGAAACGGCGGCCGCGGCGGGTATCCTCGGTAATGCGGGTATCCAAGCGGAACAAGCGGGTACTACGTTACGGGGACTATTCGCTCGATTCGCTAAACCTCCGAAAGAAGCGGCAGAAGCGTTCGATAAGCTCGGCGTTAAACTTTTTGATAGCGGAGGCAAGATGAAATCGCTTGCCACGATCCTCGAAGACCTCCAGAACGCAATGAAAGGCATGACCAGCGAACAGAAAACGGCGCTTTCTGGCATAATCGCGGGTATGGAAGCTGGTAGCGGATTTCTAGCGTTGATGGATGCGGGCCCCGATAAGCTACGAAAATTTACGAAGGAATTAGAGAACAGCGGGGGAACAGCCGGGAGGGTATCGAAAGTACAACTCGATAACTTTAACGGTTCGCTTGTGCAATTGGAATCCGCACTGGAAGGATTAAAGATAGAAGTGTTCACTCCGTTACTCCCTACCTTAAAGGACCTCGCGGAAAAGGGAGCGAATGCGGCCTCCGTCTTCAACAAGTGGCTCGGAAGTAAAGAGGCGGAAAAATGGGGGAAAACGACTAAAGACGTACTTGAAATTGTGGGACCATTGGTTGTCGGAGCTACTACGGCATGGGCTACCTATAAAGCCGTAATGTTAACGGCAACAGCCGCACAATGGGCGTTTAATACCGCGGCTAATGCTAACCCGATAGGACTATTAGTTGTCGGTATAGGTACGTTAGTCGGGGCGGGGTATCTACTGGTTAAGAATTGGGAGACCGTGAAAGAAGCAGGCCATTCCATGTGGATTACTATCAAAAACGGGTTCGCGACCGGAGTAAACTGGATTATTGGGAAGTTGAATACGTTAATTGACGCGATGAACCAAGCATTCAATGTAAAACTACCAGACTGGATGGGCGGCCAAGAGTTCGCGGTAAATATTCCGAAAATAACCGAAGTTGAAATGGATTACTCGCTTCAACAAGAGAAGATGAGAGATTTCCGCGAGCGTCGTAACATCGGTGTTGGGGACGATGGTTCTCACTACAGCGGCCTTGACTACGTACCATTCGACGGTTATCATGCTCGCCTACATAAAGGCGAAAGGGTAATGACTGCAGAGGAAAACCGAGCCAGCAAGGAAGAAGCGTCTGAGCCACCTGTCGATAGGCGAGAACCTGTGAGCGAAAGTGGTTCTAGTCATGCTTCTAATAATATTACGATTAATGTGCATGCGACTGTAAGAGAAGAAGCTGATATTGACAAGATTACTCTAGGTATAGCGCAACGGTTGGTAGAGGTTTGTTAATTAGACAGCCGCGGATAAACTACTTGCGATCATGGTACGTAAAGTCAGCTAGCGGGCGTAAACTGATCTGGTAGGATTTATGGAGGTGGTTATCTTTATGTCTTTTGTAAAAAATAATTGACAAAAATCATCAGTGATGATACATTGTCTATAGTCAATGATTCACGTTATCGAGAATTTAAAAAAGCCATAAGTGTTGCAGCACTTATGACTTTTCTGTAATGTCACTAAAAGGTATTACTTAGTGACCATTACATATAATACTCCTAATTGAACAGCTAGACTCAATGTTTCAAATAGTGTCATTATGATCACCTCCTTTCAAAGGGGTGTGTTTATGATGGTTTTTGTTAATATTTTTGATGATAGCATATTTACGTATGCGGCATAAAGAAATATAATTCGACAAAACAAGGTAGACCCCTATAAAGAGGGGTCTTTTTCTATGTAAAAGAGGTGATGACGATTACAAACGGCATTCAATTCTGGCTCTCGTTCAACAACGGGGCGGAACGCCTGCAACTTCCGGTTAATCCGGAGTTTATCAAAATACTGAGTGATTTCGGCTATCAAGACGTTGAAGTCTCGCACTTAGGCGAATTTACCATTATCGGTGATCCCAAGTTGCGAGACTTTTCGTTTTCATCGTTCTTTCCCCGCGACTACCATCCGTCCTATTGCGAGTACGAAGGCTTTCCCGATCCATGGTCTGCTAGAGAGATGCTAGAGAGGTGGCGCGACTCCCGGAAGCCGTGCCGCCTGACGATTACGGGAACCCCGATAAACTATGCGGTCACCATACGCAGGTTCAATATCGTACCCGAAAAACACGGGGCGCCCGGTGATATCTACTATGATCTCGACCTCAAAGAGTACAAGTTCACAAGTATTCGTCAAGTCGACATGGGCGCGAAGAAAGGCAACGGTACAGCAGCCACGGCGAAAGTGAAAAAGGCGGCCGCAAGAGGCGGTAAGAAGCAGATTCCGAAGCCATATGTCGTAAAGAAAGGCGATTGCCTGTCTGTGATCGCGGCTAGATACGGACTTAAAACACGGGACATCTACGCCAAGAACAAAGCCATTGTTGGTCCCGATCCGAACAAGATAAAGCCGGGTCAGAAGTTGGTGTTAGTATGACGTGGGAAGTTCATTATGATGGCGCGCTTATGGTCGTTCAAAGTGCCACATGGTCCGGCGATATTACACAGCCAGCCCGTACTTTAGAAGTATCGTTTGTCAATACGGTGGACGGTCGTAAGAAAGCCGTCCCCGTAGAACTCGGCAAGGAGTTGCGTCTTTATAGTAATGGACGCGAACTATTCCGAGGTCTGACGTTTAAGCACAATATTAATGATCGCGGGGCCATGAGCGTTACGGCATACGATGATAATATCTATCTTGCGAAGAATCAGGATACGCAGATATTCCGTGGAATGAAGGCGAGTGCCATTGCGCAGAAACTATGCAAACAGTTCGGAATCGCAGTCGGCAAAATTGACGATACAGGCTACGTAATACCAAAGCTTGTACTCCGGAATAAATCCATATGGGATATGATGATAACAGCGCTAACGGTTACGCAGAAGCAGACCGGACGGCGCTTTTTTATTTGCTCGAAGGAAGGCAAGTTTAATCTATTGTCGCGAAAAGAACAGCCTGTTCGGTGGGTACTCGAAAACGGCGTTAATATACTGGACGCGTCATACTCGCAGTCGATCGAAGAGTTACGAACGCAGGTCAAGGTTACGGGTGGGGATGACAAGAAAAAGCCGTTGGTGGCTGTAGTCAAAAACGACGCACTCATAAAACGGTTCGGCATCATGCAGCACCTCGAAAGTGCTGACTCGGATAAAACCCGATCCCAAATCGAGCAGTTAGCGAAACAGCTCCTAAAAGACCTCGGAACCATACACGACGAGGCGACCGTCAATGCGCTAGGGATTGACACCGTGTACGCGGGGGTAGGCGTCTATGTGCAAGAGTCGATGACGGAGATAATCGGAGGCTATTACGTTTCAACCGATAGTCATACGTTTGAGAGCGGCAAACATACGATGTCACTTACGTTGAGCGCGACGGACGATCTTCCAACGTTGAAATACGATCCACCACCGGAAGACAAGCCGAAGAAGAAAAGAAAGAAACGAAAGGGGCGGAAATCTGTTGTCGACGAAATCCTCAAAAAGACTCCAAGAGCCTAGTCGGTTGGAAGGCGGAGGTCCGAGTCAGTTTCGACAGCTCATTCAACAGATCGGATACAACAAGGACGTGGATATCGAGCTTGGCACTGTCGTTGCTCCTCCGCCAGCTATCCGAGTAACAGTCGATAACGATGAAAAGCTCGAACTGTTAGCGGAAGACTTAATCGTTGCGGAGCATCTGACGCGGCATAAACGGAAGGTTACCTTAACCAGTGAGACAGTGCGCGAGGTTATGACGAGAGCAGGCTATACGCCCCACGTGCACGATATCACGGAGTTGGTTATCGAGGGCGAGATCGAGTTTACCGACGAATTGAAAGCGGGCGATCGCGTCATCATCCAGTCTATTGACGAAGGCCAAACGTATATCATTCAAGATCGGGCGGTGATCTATAATGGCGCTTAGTCCGTTGCAGCGACTAGAGGATCGAGTGATCCAATCGGAGCCGGAAGTCCAGCCAACGTTAACTTATTCGCTAGACTTCAATACCGGCGATATTGACGGCATGATCGACGGCGAGGCGGCCATCCGTCAATTTATCAGCAAGGTTATTATGACTGCGCGGTTTCGGTTTCCGATTTACTACGACGGCGAGTACGGTTGTGAACTCATAGACTTAATCGGGGAAGATTTACCGATAGAGCTTTTGCGGTCGGAGATACCTCGTGTCATAGCTGAGGCGTTGATCTACGACGACCGAATAGACGATGTATACGACTTTGAGATAGAACGAGAGGCGGACAAATTGACCGTCTCTTTTTACGTTGATACGACGGACGGGCTAACGTTAGATGTCGTAGAGGAGGTGTGACGGTGTACGAACAACAAACGCGTGAGGCGATCCTTGAACGGATGCTCGAAAGGTCTCGGCCGGACGTAGACAAGCGACCCGGTGCGATCTTGTATGATGCGACGGCTCCCGTGGCGCCCGAGCTAGAGGCGTTGTGGCTAGAGCTAGACGCTGTACATGATAAGGGATTCGCGATAAAAACTGACGGTACCATGTCGTCTTACGACGAGTGGCTAACGCGTAGATGTGCTGAATTAGGCGTCTATCGAAAGCCCTCCGAAAAGGCGAAAGGCGCCGTTACTATTTATGGTCACGAGAATACGGAAATCCCCGTAGGTGCCGAAGTGTCTACGGATGGTGACGAGCCGATCTATTTCGAAGTCACGGAGTCTGGCGTCATTTTAAACGGTACCGTAACGTTAGCCGCGAAAGCTATTGAGGGTGGTAAATCGGGTAACGTGAGTGCTGGCGAAATCAAGCTAACGCAAGGCAATATCACAGGGATAACCGGCGTCACTAACGAGCTGCCATTCGAGGGCGGTATTGACGAAGAATCAGACGACGCCCTGTTAGAACGGTACCTTGATCGCGTCCGAAAGCCTATTACGTCGGGCAATCGTCATCATTACCGTAAATGGGCGCTTGATGTCGTTGGTATCTCTGATGCCCGAGTATACGAGGTATGGGCCGGGCCGGGAACGGTAAAAGTCGTCTTACTTGATGATCGAAAGCGGGCGCCCTCCCAAGAGCTTATCGACAAGGTAGCGACTTACATCGAAAAGGAGCGACCTGCATGTGCGGAAGTGACGGTCGTTGGTGTAGCCGAAATACCGATCAATGTAGCCGCAAAGATAACGTTAGTGAACGGCCATACCATCGAAGAGGCCCGCGAAGAAGTGACGAAAGCACTGACGGATTATCTCGGTAAGCTCGCGCTAGTTGACTCAGTTGTACGTTTTACACGGGTTGCCGGCGTGATCGGAGGCTCGGCTTCGGTACTTGATTATGCCGATCTGACCGTTAATGGTGCGGAGGAGAATATAACGATAGGCACCGATTCAATCGCGGTACTAGGGACGGTGACACTCAGTGAATGACGTAATTAAGCGCCGAATGCTCGATTCATTGCCAACGATCCATTACGGAGAGTCGCGGCACATAAAGAACATAATTGAGCGAGAGTCAGAAGAGTTTGCGTTATTGCACGAGGGGATTCGGGACTTAACCGACCAATTCTTCGTAGATACGGCAACGTGGGGGCTTGCCCGATGGGAAGCCGTTGTCGGTGTACCTACCGATCTGACCAAACCAATCGAACAGCGACGCTCCGTTATCAAGTCTAAGCTACGCGGTACGGGGACGGTCACATTAGCCGTTCTCGAATCCATTGCCGATGCGTTCTTCCCCGACGCCACAGCCGAGGAGGAGCCGCGTAAGTATACGGTCATTATCGTAATTGGCGGCGACATCCCACCGAATCTATACGATGCTTACGTTGCCCTCCGTGAAATGGCGCCGGCTCATGTCGATGTGGTACTCGCGCCCATGCCACGGGAAGTAATCGAAGTGGTCGATAAGGTAACGGTAAATCTACGGCGATATCGGACGATTGGCGAGTTACGTGTCGGGGATACGATCGGTAAGGAGCAACGGGAGGTGACGCTATAGATGGACGGAAGATATCTCGAACGGATTGCGGAGGATATCGCTACTCGCGCGACATCTATCGTTCTTAATAATCAAACGGTACCTATTCGGAGCATTAACCGGAATGGGGCGGCGGTGACCGTCCGTACGGAATCGGTCAAAGGGATTACGCGAGTTTCTTCATTAAGACTGTACGATGAAGTGGGCGGTCTGATTGCGGAGAGACAGGCGGATGTTCCAGTTAGCGAAGGGCAGCATTTGGAATTTCGGTTTAATTTTGCTATTCGAGAGGGGGCGCGTTGATGTCGTATAACGCACGGCTTGATTGGGAGTTCGAAGATGATATTACGGAGGGCGACGTCAACCGATGGGAAAAAGGAATAGACGATGCACACAAGCTACTGGAACAGCACACAGTGGCTATTTCGGCTTTGCAGATTGATGTGAAGACGATTAAAGATGCGGTGTTTAACAACTTTACGGACAACGTGTTCTTTGAAAACTTCGCAACACTGGACGACATTACGCTGACAGAGGGCTGGTATGACGAGGCTAATAAAAGGCTGGTGGTGTAGATGTAATAGTTAACATTCGAAGAATAACATAGGATGGGGTGTGTTTATGTGCCGAATTTAACAATAGCAGACGTCAATATAGGTGCTTATATTAATTATAAAGTAAATGGTAGCAATAAATTTTGGAGGGTTGTTAGCAAAGAAAGCGGGAAGGTAAAAATTCTAGCGGATTTTTATGTAGGTGATACTTACATTGAAGCCCTAAAACCCGGAGGAAATTATACCTACGGCGATTGGAAAACACCACGTGTTGACACTCCGGGGACAATGCCCTATTACGCGAATTACACATTTTATAATCAATTAGACAATAAAGAATGGGTTATTAAAGACAATTTCGGCTATGCCGATAAAAACCTAAATGTGGGGATAATTACAGATGTAGAGTACCTTAGCTTAAAATCAACTCTGTTTACTACACCTGACTGGAATTATGAATGGTGGATTTACCCTATTAACACTAATCATAACATAGCTGTTTACCCCGATGGGGGTATTCGTACTTCCTTTTCATTTTCAATTAGCGGATATCTAAGGCCTTGTGTATACTTAAAATCTGATTTATATGTTCTATCTGGCAAAGGCACCAAATTAGAGCCATATGTTATAACTAATAATCATCTCCCGACACTTACCCTTACATCACCGACCGACAACCAAACCCTAACCGAAAACGCTACGTTAAACATCCAAGGCACCGCCTCCGACACCGACAAAGACAACGTAGTCACAATAAAATACCGCATCAACAACGGCACCACAAGGGCGTTACAATCCGGAGTATCCAACGGTAGCACGCCTATTTCTTTTGCCAAAACCCTAACATTCCGAGCCAAACGTCTCTATGACGGCACCACCGATCTCACAGGCTCCGACCTAGCCGAAAACACCGATCACACCCTAACCATCTGGGCAGAAGACGACCAAGGCGGTAAATCAACCGAGGTGACCCGCAAGTTCCGAGTTGTCCACAATCGCCCTCCTGTTATTAACGGTCAAAACGTAGACCTCGGTGTATTAAACGCTATCCCGTCGAAAACATACACCGTCACAGAGCCAGAGGGTGACGCATTTACCATCACAGAAAAAATCAACGGCAAAGTGATCCGCACGTTCGCTGGAACTGACAGCAAAGAAAACACTGCAACAATCCCACTGGACACATGGTTACGCCTCTCCTTGACAGCGGTACACACCCTTACAATCGAGGCAACCGACAGCAAAGGGATGACCTCGACTCGATCGTATACCTTCCGACGATCAGCCGACAAGATAGCGTTTGCTCTAAGGAACCCATTCGGTACCGACATAGCTGCCAAACGCATCCTAGTGACAATCGACGCGACGATTCCTGCTGGTGCCGATTACAAAGCCGAGGTATGTAACAACGCATTCGACGAGTTGCCGACATGGGAAGACGCGAGCAACCATGTCAAATTCAACCGAGGCTTCATCTTCACCAACAAGGAAAAAACAGCAGAAAAATGGGGCGTTAGCGTACGCTTTTCATTCACCAAAGGAATAGCAACTGAGCCTATTATAGTAAGAGGATTCGGAGGTGCATTCGATTGATCCTGACTAAACCAAAAGCATTATCTCAAATTGAGAAGGAGAGGGAGCAGGAACAATTGCCCCTTCAGACGTTAGGCCAAGAACTCGCAATGCAGAAAGTGGAGTTGGCACAAAAAGACATCTTGATCCAGACTTTGGGCCGCGAAATTACCGGCTTGAAACTTGAATTAATTCAGATAAGGGGTGGCGCGTAAATGGAATTTTGGAGAATCGCATATCAGTATAAATGGGTGACCGCGGAGCAATTACGACTAGCCGTTAAAACGGATAGCAATCCGTATGGAGAGATCACACCGGCTGATTACGAAGAAATTACCGGAATTAAATTCTAGGAGGGCGCGTATGGGAGAACACGATACAGTATCTATTTTACAAGACGTACGGGAGCGCATGGTCCGCGTGGAAGAAAAGGTCGACCACTTATCGCGTGACCGTGAAAAGCTCGAACAAGTACACGACAAAGCACGGGAAGCACTAGCGTTGGCCCAAGAGAACGCACGTGACATTGCGGAAATCAAGTCGGATTCGCGCCGAAGCTGGGGCGTAATCATCGGGATGGGAACGAGTTTTATCGGGTCCATCCTTATTTATTTTCTCACGAAATGAGGTCGAACAAATGACGAAGCAAGAACGGCTAATCTCGTTAATAACACCGCACGTAGTCGGGCGTTACCCGTGCCCGTCCGGTGTTATCGCGCAACTCATACTAGAGGTCGGATGGGACTTACGGACTCCGCGCGACATGGTTACGGGGCGCGAGTCGTATAATCTCGGCAATATCAAAGGAACGGGGCCGGCCGGTAGCGTTACGATCCTGACCACGGAGTATTATTCGGCGGCCGACGTAGCGAAGGCGAGGACCAGCGGCGATCTTGTAAAGATACTCGGCACTTCCGGTGCCAAGTCGAAGGTACAGGTAAAGGCGCGATTCCGAGCGTACAACAATTACGGCGAGGCCATCGACGACCATTTCGCATTGTTAAAGAAGCCGCGCTACGTGAATGCGGGCGTATGGAAGGCGAAGACTCCACGAGAGTTTGCGGAGGCGGTTAAACGGGGCGGGTACGCGACTGACCCGAATTACGTTACATTAATCATGTCGATTGTAAACGGAAATAAGTTAACCCGTTTTGATAAGCCGGTGGTCCCGGCACCTATAATGAAAATCGAGGAGGCGGTAAGCTTGGCGTTAAAAGAATGGCAGCTAGAGCTGGCGGATAAGTCGATAGATAATCTCGCGGCACAGGAATTACTGTCGGATGCGGCCGAGTGGAAGGAGCGTTTACGGAAGGAGCCGTCGAAGGTAATCGAGGACATGCCGTGGCTGGTCTTCGTACTAGCGGATCGGGTGGCGGCGAGAAAGGTGGGTGCATAACGTGGAACTTACGTATGATATCGCGACATTGGCCGCAATCGTGGCGGCATTGACGGGAATCGCGAAAGGATTCGGGGTGCCGACGAAGTATGCTCCGTTGGTAGCGATTGCGCTTTCGGGTGTGTTCGTGTTTCTACCGGACGGGGCACTAAAGACGAATCTATTGACTACGGTTGTGGTCGGATTGACTGCGGCGGGTGCATATTCGTATGTTAAGCCGGATAGTAGCGAGGGGAAATCGAAATAGACGCTGGTGCAACGTGAACCAGACCTTTATGATGAGGCCCCGTATAACTCTCACAAATATAATAGAAAGAATAACTGCCCATTTATTGGCCTAACGGCTGGTAGGTGGGCTATTTTTTTTGTTTTATAACATTATTTTACCATTAATTTCTTGATTGCACGTTCCCAACCTGTTCGTGTATAATAAGAACAAATGTTCTATATAAAACAGAAGGCGACGGTCATTATGCTGGACTTGTTTGTCGAGAAGGTAGCCCCTATCTCGCGTATTCAATCAGATGATGCGCAGTGTATCATACAAGAATCAATACTCAACAACAGACCATTACTGGTTATATGGTCCGATCAAGCAGGAACTCATACCGCATGGGGCTGGATCGTGACTAAGGATAACGAACAAATCAAGCTATTGACGGATTGGAACTCTCATATAATCCACGTCGATAAAATCATTGACATTGTCGTAGCACCTAACCTAGACCTGATAGATTGGCTATGGACGGAGGATAATTTCTACTATGGAAAAGCGAACAAAGATTAACGACTTATTCGGCTCAATGCGTATGGTATTGCCGGAGCAACGCGAAGCCTACTTGAAGTTTAAACGTGAGCAAAGTTTCGTACCCAAGCCGGACCTAGAATACGACGAGATCGCGGAGATTAACGATGCGCTTACGAATAGCAAGCGTTATTCTTGGTCGATATCTCTACGTGTATGGCAGCCGATTAACGGTGATCGCGTTGAGATAGGCGAGGTGACGGGCGTGGTTCGTTCAGTTGATCCGATGCTGCGCCAAGTGAAAGTCGTACATGCCGACGGAACCTTTACGTGGGTTGATTTATGGAGAATCGCAGGGGTGGCGTGA